CTATTTTGAGGGTTTGGCGATCGCGCCGACACGGCGATAAACCCGCTCAGTAATGTCGCCTTTTGTGTGCCCGAGCAACAGGCTGGCGTCACCAACATCGCTGATTTCCGACGCCGCTTTCGGCCGAATATCCCGGAACTGGAATTCACCGATCCGCTTAGCCAGCAGCTCGTCTCCCTGCTCAAGAGCTTCCAGTTTTGCCTTCTCTCGCGCCGCGTCCCAGCGCTTCCTCAGCATCGTCGCAGTCATCCGTTTACCGCTCCGATTGATGATCAGGTAGCTCGAAACGTGCGCAGCGTTTCGCTCTGTGATCGCTGCGATCAGAATGCCCAGGCTGTTCGCCTCTCCGGCAGTCGTCATCTGAATGCGCAGCTTCTTGTGCGTCTTGTTCTGCTGAACAGTCAGATATCCGCCTTCAACATCATCCTTCCGCATAACCAGCACATCTGCCGGCCTTTGCCCGGTCAGATAGGCCAGGTCCATCGCTTCCCTAAGCTCCTGAGCTGCCTTCTTGTACACCGCCTCCCACACCACATCATTCGCGTAATAGTCCCTCGGCGTCTCTTTGTTCTTGCGAACGCCTTGGCAGGGGTTTTCCTTCGTCGTCAGCCCCCATTCCCGGGCAATGTTGAAAATGTGGGAGAGGGTAGCGATCTCACGGTTCGCCCGGACCTTCGCCGATCGTGCGTCTCGGTAGCCAGCAATCGTTGCTGGCGTGATTGAGTCAATCGGCGCGCTGTCGAACATCGGTCGCAGCTGCTTGATTTCTGCCAGGTTGTCCTTCTGCGTGCGCGGCGCCTTCTTGGGCACCACGTCGCGGATATACCGATCGAAGATGCCCTTCATGGTGCGCAGGTCGAGCGGCTTTTCCTTGGCTTCGAGTTCGGCCCACTTCAGTCTGGCTTTGTCGAGGTCTTTGCCAAGAGGAATATCGTTGCCGAGCAGGTCGCGGTAGTAATACGCGGTCCATGTACTGCCGTTTTTGCGCTTCCGTGAGCGCTTGTACATTCGAGGGGGAAGGTGTTGGTGCTCGGTCTTGCGGGGGCGCATATCAGTTCACTCGCGAATAATCAGGTGTCCATACCGGTGCGGCTGGCGGCGGGTTCGGATCGGCAATGGTGGGGCTGATCATGCCCAGCTTCATGCGGGCATACATCCGGCCCACCAGCGGGCGCTTACCGCGGCTTTCGACGAAGACCCACTGGCGATCAATCAGCCAGCGGCGCTGGTAGGCCCGGGCCTTGTAGCCAGTGAGTTCTGCCAACTCCTCATCGGAGAGGATTTCGGTTTTCATGAGGTATTGCTCCAGGCCGCGCATGGCGGCAGAAGGTGGTTATTCGGCAGGGTTACTGCTGGATGAGTTCGGCGGGGACTTTCACGGTGGTGCCGGACTTTGCAAACACCACGGCGCGGAACACGGCGATGGTTCTGGTTTCGCCGGGCTGGCGGTTGAACGGGTCGTTGGTGAGGTCAGCCAGCCATGGATGCCGGTGCCCAGCGTCGACCCAGACGCCGTACTCTGTGATCAGTTGCTCGGCGTCGGGCAGGGCGAAGAGTTGCAGTTGCCCAGTGTGGGGCTGCTGATCACCCTCGACCGCGTTGATTGCCCAGTCCAGCGCCGGTCCGGCCAGCTCTTCGGTGCGGACGCTGACCATGCGGATCATGGCGGCAACTGCTTCGTCTGCTTTCGTTTGCGAGCTGCAACGACCAGTGCTTTCGATGTGCAGGCCAGGCCGCCGACAACATCTTCGGGCAGGAGAGCGTTATTGCAATGAGGGCAAAGAGGAGCGTTCTTTGTGCTGCGCCAGGCTTCGTCCATTACCTTTGCGGCGCGGCTGCGGATCTGGAATTTTTCGGCTTCGGCCAGTTCGGCAGCCCGCCGATTGATCCGGCCTGCTGCGGCGCTGAACTTCTCCACCAGGTGGAGAAAGGCATCGAACGATTCGACCTCAGTCTCGCAGTCGCTGCACCAGACGCGGCGCTCTTTGTCGTCGTAGACCATCTTCCTGTGCGTGCATGAAGACGAAGGCCGCCGAGTGAGGCCGCGGGCTACCCGGATATCTTCGATCTGCACAACCTTCACGCCAAACAGATATTCCTGCGGCTCAATCGGTGCGTCACTCATCGCCACGGCCCCTTGTAGATGAGGTAGGCCATGTAGAGCGGGGCGAAGATCATGGGGTCACCTCGCGACGTGCCCACTGCGCATAGGGGCCGTCGTCCGTGTCGAAAACTCCGAGCAGGAACCAGCCGTCACCAGACGGCGTCTCAGGCTCCCAGCCCAGGCAATGAGCGGCGTCGTCTTCCCAGTAGGGATGGGATTTCATGTCGGAATCCATATGCCACCCGATGACCTTCAGGCCTTGGGCATCGAGCCACGCTTTCCATGCTTCGGCGTCTTCGTCGAAGTCCGGAATGTTCGGGTGATACCAGTACCCGTCTTCATCGCGAACGACTTCGACGGGGCCAATCAATCTTTCTTTAGGCATGACTTCGTCCTTGCCGCTATAGCGGCTGAAAGTTGTACAAGAAATATGAATTCGTACACTTGTTGCGACCAGCTGTCAGGCGCCGTTTAGATTCGGTTGCGCTTCTTTCTGATAGAGCTATTTTTGGTTTCTGTTGATTCCAAAAATAGGTACAGGAGGACAGCCAAATGAGACTTCGAGGCGATGTCTTCTGGTCTTGGGCAGACCCTACGTTGCACAGCAGAACGCACGAAGAAACGCTCAGTAGCGGGATCTATATCGACGTGCAGGTCAGGCTGTCGCGCGCGGGCGAGACTCAGCTGTTCATAGGCATATATGCCCCGGATGGGCTGGCTTTGCATGAAGAGTCAGATAACTCTCGCCCACGGGAATCGATGACGAGGGTTTTAGCTTGGGGCGTCGGTCGTGCTCGAGAGCTAGCTGGTGCAGCAGGGGTGAGTGCTTGCAGGTCAGCTTCTTCGAGATTGCGGCGAGCCTAAAAAAGGACGGCATAGAACCTCGTATCTCATGAAGAGGTATTGGTGCCATACTGGAAGAATAGGAATAGCGGCTCGTAGTTCCGAGCCAGTACGTGTCGGGACCGCGTGTCCAAAATGCATACCAGCGATGATTTTCGATTTAAAGCCCATCAACACCTGCTTGATTTGGATGCAACCACGAACCAGTTGATGATGCTGGTGGTCGCATCGGAGGTTTCAGGACCTCGATGGAGTGAAGCTTTGCTGCGCCAGAAAATGGCTTATGAAGCTTGGTCCGCCATCCTCATCGGCATTCAGATAGATCCAATGCCAATTTTTGATGGTCGACCTCCTGAAGGGGGCAACCCTACTGTCGGGTAGGTTCGCTCAGCCTGCAAACTCCATTGACACCAGATCACGGGCATTCTCTCCGGCTGCTGTTCCTGCCGCAGCGCTGCCTGAACTGTCTCGACAACGCGCTGCAGGTACGCGAAATCGTGGTTTTCCTCAACAGCCTTGTCGCCGACAGGGTAGTGCCACTCATCGCCAAACAGTACAGTCAGCAGCCTGTCGTGATGCCAGCATTCGTTCGGTGACTCGACGCTTCGCAGAACTTCGATGTCGTGCCAGAGCTCACGAGCCTCATCCTTGCTCAGCTCATCCAGCTCCCAGTTGTGGCGGCCGGTTTGTTGCCGGCGGCGCTGGACGATGCACTTCTTCGCGAAGGTATGCAGCGCGCTCCCGCTGAATCGGGTGCTGCTGATGCCGCGATCAAGGCAGTTCAAGACGTAGCTCCAATCACAATCGGCAACGAACTTAGCGACAGTGCGCGGGCCCATGCCGCCCCAGTAGGCGTTCCAGCTGTTGTCCCAGCAGTTGATCGTGATCTTGCCCTGGGCGGTCTGATAGCTCGGGTTGGATTCAGTAGGGCAGTCGCGACGGCCGAAGTCCTCGAGGAACACGGTAATCGCGTCGAGACGCGGCGCGCCGGTGATCACCAGCTTCGTGACTTTCGAGCGCTCAACCTTCAGCGGCTCGGCCGGCTTGTTTTCTGTGGGCATGGGACAACCTCGTTTGGTTTAGCAAAATCAGATAGGCTTGGTTAATTTTAATTGGGCAATAAATGGGGCGCTTAATGTCTAATAATGATTCCATGTACCATTACACGGACATATCCGCGGTCGCCGCAATTATCAAAAGCAAGAAACTGTGGCTGACAAATATTGGGTTTCTGAATGACTCTCAAGAGTTTCAGGAAGGACTGGCGGTGGTATCAAAGCGTGCTGATGAGTGGGTCTTTGATGCTGAGCCTGAGATAGAGCGATTCAAGGCAGGATTGGCTTATACTCGGGGTGTGTTGCAAGCATATAAAGAATTCGCACACAGCAACAACTTGTACACTTGTTCTTTTATTAGGGCTAGGAATTTATTAAGTCAATGGAGAGCTTACGGGAATTTCGCTATTGAGTTTTCAAGGTCTGAGCTGGAGAAGAAGTACGCTCTCTATGAATGTATTTATGATTCTGTAGATAAAAAATATCATTCAGAGGGGCTGATAAGGAGTTTGGTGGATAAGTCTTCCGTTTATATGACGTCAAAACTAGATACTCCGACAGATCATTTGCAGGCGTTTACTGCTGGGATAAGTATTATTAAAAATAATCATTTTGAAGCCGAGCACGAAGTCCGCATTATTGGTACAAGCGACTATGAGCGTTCAGGTGTGCTTCACCGCGCACGCGGTGATTACTTAATTCCATATATGGAAATCGATTTTCCGATTGAGAGCGTATTAGCGATCCATGTTGGTCCAGTCTCAAATCAAGAACTCGCAGGAAAGTCTTTGGAATCTCTTCTCTACGCCTGCGGTTTGCGCAATTTGCCTATCGTTTTTTCCGACATTCCCTATCGGTCATAATTCGTAGCCCCGGCATCACATGACAGATGTGATTCGAAGAAGTGGGGAGGCGCTATGCTGATCTGATACCTTTGTGAGGATACTCAGATGGCCAGATGCGAAAAGTGTGATGAAGAACTTCGGTTCGATCTGGATGACAGCAAGGATCAAATCGAAATTCGTTGCCCAAAATGTGATGCTAGGCATGTGATTCGCTGGGTCGCCTCTTCACCGAAAATTCCGGGCGCACAGTTTGAGGTCCAACTGGTCGACGGAGGTGGCTTCGACCATGACAACGGGTAAGGTGCACAAGTGAGAGAGGATGGGTCAGGCGATCACGGATAGCGCTAGAGTTTCGTCGCCGCCGCGTGCAATGCCGGCGTGCAGATCCACCCTGCGGCCGGCGAGCATTCCCGCGATTTGCGCATTCAGGTCGATATCGACATCACGTGCCTTGCGGGCTTTGCCCACGCCTTTGTTTGCGAGATACTCGGTGATCAGTGCCTTGTCTTGCGCTTCGACGGCGATGATGTCGCGGCCGTCGCTTGCTGGCGAGATATTGTCTTCGCCTTTTGGAACAAGGGTGCTCAGCTTTCCGTAAACCTCGTTGACCCATGCCAAGGCGAAGTGGTCGCCTGCTGTTTCGGCTGAGTACGAGCTGCGGTGCAAACCCGCACGCACCGCTGCGACATATTCTTTGCGGGCGAATTTCAGCTTTGTCAGCAGCGCCTCGAACGCATACAACGCGATGTGCTGGGCAGGTGTCACTCCGACGAAGGAGGTGCGGGCGATGATCCGATCCTTCTCCTTGCAGTACCGGCGACCGTACAGCGAGGTGCATCCGAACACATTGGCAACTGCACCACTCAGGTTCCGCTCCCAAGCGGGAAGACGTTCAGCACGCGAAAATTGCGACTCGACTTCACCGACGTCGCTCAACTTCACATCCATTTCGGTCAGCCGGTACTCGCGCATGAGTGCCTGTGCTTGTCGAAGCGCTGTCGCCGCCTCGTTTTCGTTGGCGCTTTGCGCCAGTGCCAGGCAGTGCTTGATCTTGCGGATCGCGCGCTCGAGTTTCTTTTCGTCGATCTGTTGTGCGGACATAGATGATCCTCGCCGGTAGCGTGGAGCTTCGGCATAATCAGATGAATTAGTTTTTCTGGAGAGTGCTTTGAAAAAAGATTGGATGATCTGGCTTTGCTGTACGTTATTATTCCTCGCCGGCGTAACATGGGGGCGGATATGGCTCAAGACAGACTTCTTTGCCGTTAGCGATATTCACGACTTATTCGAAATATTTTCCTCGGCTGCAACTGTTATCGCTGTTATTTTTGCCGCCTATAGTGTGAACAATTGGCGAAGCCAAATTAAGGTGCAGGCCGATCATGAACTCGCTCGAAAATTGGCGGTTTCATTGCTCAAGTATAAAGATTCGATCCAGATCGCGCATTCAGATGCGCAGTTTTGCGTTAATCACTCAATTATAGGCTTTGAGGGGCTTCCACCAGATTTGCTGATGGATGTAGCCGACGGGTTTGTAGTGCGCATGAAGGAAAGTACTGACCAGCGTGCCGAACTCTTAGGCGTCCTGCTGGAGGTCAGAGCTTTATGGGGGGATGATCTTCCGAACAGCCTAGATGCGCTGTTTAATGCTTGCAACGAGTTTCATAAGTGCGTAAGGCTATTTGCAGTCGCTTCACGCCCGTCTGCGAAATTTGAAGTTCAGGAGTCATATAAAACAAAAATAATAGAGATAGGTGAAGAGTATGTGAGGAAGGGGTGGGAGGAAGGAAAAGTTAGATTTATGGCTAACGAACTCTCGCAGCGAGCGGAAGAACTTATACAAGCCAAATTACTTAGTTGACTAGCTATCCATATCTTCTTGACTCTTCAAGCCGTCAACGGTACTCAGCGCATGAGGTGAGCGGACTACAGAGAAACCTCGCCGGTATCGATCCTGCGGAACTCCATCACCTCGATGCCCTGATTGCCGTCGGTAATGATCCAGCAAGACAACTCAAGGTTGCGGAAGGTGTCCTGATAGTTGCGATAGGCCCCGAGCGCCGCTTTTCTGAATGAGTCGGCGGCGACTATCCCAATGGGCATTGGGCTGCCGCCCCCCAAGCAGGCTCAGCTCGAACACCACGGCACTCGAAATGCGTTTCGCCGCCGCCCGAATGGTGCTCGGCGCCAGCTGAAAATCCTTGGCAACTTCGATCGCATGCTTGTAGGTCAGGGCATCGAAGATCTGTTTATCGCGGGCGCCGTTGCGCAGGCCGCATAGAAGACTGCTTGCATGGGGTGTCTCCAGGCAGACGCCTGCCTCGCCGGCTGGCGTGATTCGTAGAAGTGGGTTATTTGTGGTCGCCCGATTTGGGTCAAATGATGAGAATGGAAAATGTCTGGAAGCGTCAGCGGAGAAACGAGACTGTTCACGTACACGTTTTTCCATGTAGGTGCCAGAGCAGCCTTGACGTCAGCGGAAAGTGGAGAAGAAGGGCAGACGTATCACTTATTGAATGCCTTGATACTATCCAGCTTCCTCGTCGAGGCGTACTGCAATCACCTAGGCGAACTGCGCGGATACGCCCAGTGGAATGACAAGAAAGACCGTACGTCTATCTGGAGCAAATACAAGCTTCTTAGGCAGAAGGTTGGTTTACGTGCTTCCAGCATCGAAGAGTCTTACCCTGAGGTTGCCGCTGCGATAAATTTTCGAAACGAAATGGCGCACGGTAGAACCGAAACTCACAATTTTTCGGCGGAAACTGAAGACATGATTTGGCCACATCAACAGCAGTTTCCTGTTGGGTGGCAGACCAGTCTAACGACCTCCAACGTGAGAGCCTGTTTCGATGCTTGCCGCGCAATGATCTATGAGCTTCACGAAGAAGCAGGACTAGGGGGCCATCCCTTCAGCAAAATGTCATCGAGTCAAATGAGGTTCACTGCCGGCAAGTAGCGCTAGTAGTCGCGCTCTGTGACCGGTGGTGGCAATTTGGTTTGGGTTGGGGTATTACGGGTGACCGGCATGGGGTCGGGTCAAGGAGAGAAAATGAGTCATAAAACGCGTGTTAAATTCACAATTAAAGAAACAGATAACGGGACTCCCTACCTATATATGGAGGCTCTCGACAATATTCCTAATTTTCCGAAAGAACCCCCAGCTTTCGATCTTCCGCCTGGCACAGACATGGAAAAGGCAACGGAGATCGCAAATTACTTGAACAGCAATTTGGCCGCCTATCGTCCAGAGCCAACTAAACCATCTCATGGCTGGCAGACGATGGATTAAGGGGCTTTTCCGGTGGCATTATTTCGTCGCCGGGATCTTTTCTGATTTCATTCAGGCTTTGATTATGAAAGTCTCGCGCCACGTTTTCGCTAATAACAATTTCGTGGCGCGCTTTCAGCGCCTCCCGCGCACCGTCACGCCCAAGCGAATGGACGTAACGCAGGCAGCCCTCAATCACTGAAGCTTGTTCGGTGTCCTCGTTCCAGACCATGAGCTCTTCCAGCTTCTGCCGCGTGCCGATCCTGCAACGGTGACGCAACTCCTTCTCGTCGAACGCGATCCGCTTGAGCGCGGCCTTCGCCGATCGCTCTTGTCCACTCTTGGCCATGGCCTACCTCTTCAATTCCGCTGGCCGGCAAGTGCAGCCAGGTCTGTCGTTTGCGTTGTTGGGGTCTTCGTTTCATCGGAATGCGTTTTTCTGCTTTGGGTAGTCGATCTCGTAGTCATCGATCAGGCGGTAAAGAAGGCTGGAGCTGATGCCGACCGAGTCGCAGCACTGCTGCCGGCTGGCGCCTTTGGCGATGCATTCCTTGATCTGCGTGACCAAAAGCTCTTCCAATTCGGCAGAGACGCGGTTGTGAGACGTGCCGACCTTGTGCCGGACCTCAAACTTTATGGCGTACCGGGAGGCGATCCCTCGCAGCGTGCCGAGTGATAAGCCTTCCTTTTTGCAAATCTCCACTCGGGAAAGCGTCTTGGCCATCTCTCGGATACGGGCTACTTGCTCGCTCGTTTCGACCTTCAATGCAGGGCGCTGGAAGATCGGAGGCTGACGACGTTCGGAAGTGGTTTTGTGTTTGATCGGCGCTGGCGCCGGCTCGACGATTTTTCCGCCTGAAGCCAGAAACTGGGCAATCTGCGCCGACAGATCGGTCGCATCATGGCGCCGTCTTTCGACTTCGTTGAGGTGGTTGCTGATCATAATCAGGCTCCTAATCTATGGGCTTGCGCCCGCGCTTTATCCGCGACTTCATCAACCATCCGGCCAAGCTCCAGATTGAACTGGACCAGCTCTTGGTGAAGCATCGCGATGTACTCGTCATCGCGCTTAATGGTTTCGATGTACAGGCGGCAGTCTTCATCTTGGCGAGGATCGAATGACAGGAAATCCCACCATTCCCGGCCCGTGACGAACATGCAGCCCTGAACCTGCGGCTTGTGCTCATCGGGCATGCCTTCGAGCCAGGTGCGGACGTGGACGGCCTCATTGAATGGGCACTTTGACTCAATGCCCCCGTCATCGCCGATCAAGCCGTCCGGCGAACACCCCAGCCAGTCGTATTTTGGGTGAACAACAAAGCCTGATTTGATAACGCTATTGCCGGTCAGGATTTCGTAAAAGTCGTGACTCGACTGCTCGACTTCCGTACCCCAGGCCATCGACTTGCTGCTGACTGAATGCTTCGACCTGTTAGCCAGGCGCTCAAAGGCCAGCTCGCGCATGTAGGTGGTGCGGGCCGCAAGCGGCTTGCGTTTGCCATGCTTGTCTCGATCACCCCAAGCAATTACATCCTTGAATCTGCTGGCTGTTAGGCGTCCGCTGCGGTCCTGATGCCACTGCTCGGTGCGCTGAAGGTCTACCGAGGCGTTCATTGCGTGCCTTCCTGAAGATCGCTGTCGGCATTGACGTCCGAGCCTTCGTTGAGGGTTGTGAACTCCGCCTCGATGGTCTGTGCAATCGATTTCAGCTCACCATGACGAGTGACGCCAATAGCGCCGCGCTGCTGCGGCTTGAGCGCCTTCCAGGCCTTTTCGTAACCCTCAATACCTTGCTCTTGAGCGACCTTTTTCAATTGCTCGAACAAGTCTGTAGTTGCGTCGGTAGTGTCGCCTTGAGGAACTGACGCGGCGCCCACGTCTGCTGGCTTTTCGTTGGTAGATCTTGGGGTAACGTCTGTTTCCGGAAGCGTATAGCCGTCGTCCAGTTCGTCGCGGGTGTACACGCCCAAGATCACGTCAGGGCAATACAGGCGAGCCCATTTTTTGAGGGCTAGATAAGCGATCTGCTGCTTTGGGTCGTCCGCCCACAGCGTCGAGTTCCGAGTGCGCGCCTGAGTCATCAGCGTGGTCAGTTCGCGAGGCGAGTCCTCGCCCACGAAAGTAGCCCAGACCCGGACGCCAAGCCCTTTTTCGTCATTTATGTTCCAGTTTGGGACGCGATACTTCTTTGGCTGTCCGTGGTCATCCGTTTGTTTTTTGCTTTCGATTTCACGGAAGTTGCCAATGATCTTGTCCCAGTCGCCAAACCAGTCGTAATGGATTCGATCAATGGTTGGCGCTCGCGTGGTGATGACCGCATTGACCAGCTGTGCTTCGTAGCTCAGTTGGCCACCGTTGACGATGAACGTCTTCTGCGCCACCTGGAAGGGGTTCATGCCCCATTGCATGGACTGCATGATCACCGCCATGCAATCGGCAGTGTTGCCGTGAAAGTGTTTCGGCAGAGTGGTTTTGCCGCCCGCCATGATTCCCGCGAGCTCGGTCATCGACTGCATGCTGTCGCGGTTGAGGATCAGCCCTGTGGGGCTGGTGTCCATTGGTACGGTAGCAATCTGGGTTTGAGCGTTCATTGCGGACTCCATAGCCGACGACTTTGGTCGGCCTCCGGGGTGATTTCAGGGTTCTTTAGAACGACAGGGCGCGAAGCCAGGCAGAAGCCTCGTCATTGCTGACACAGAAGGCCATGGCCACGACCTCGACCACTTCGCTGGCGCTCGGGATGTTCGAATCTGCGAGATCAACTGCTGCTGGGGTTGGATCAACTTCCGGCACAACCGCTGGCGCTGCGTCGGCAACCACTGGAGCCGATACGACAACTGCAGCCGAAGCGGGGGCGGCAGCCTGGGCGCGCAGGCGAGCCAGTTCTTCCTGGTCGCGCTGATACTGGGCGTCGCGTTCGCGCTGCTTACGTTGTTGCTCTTCCTGCTGCTCACGCTGCTGGCGTTGCTGTGCTTCCATGTCGCGACGTTGCTGGTCCAGATCGTCCTGCTGCTTCTTCAAGCGCAAACGATCTTCTTCGGCGCGTTGCTTGCGCAATTCCTCGGCTTCAACGTCGGCGAGGCGTTGCTTTTCACGCAACTCGTCGAGCTCTTTTTGCTGGGCCAGCAGCTTGGCGGCAGCTTCTTCGCGCTCAACGGCAGACCTGTGAAGCGTTTCCAACTGCTCAATGGCGTTGTCGCGAGCGATGGTGCCTTCAGCTTCGAACTCGGCATATTCCTCGGGCAGGATCACCAACTCTTTGACGTTCTGCAGGACGTTCGCAACATCGGCAGCGCTACGGCTTGCGTAGGCAGCAGCGACGGAGCTGAACCGCGTGATTTTTGCCCGGATGCCTTCGACACGTTCGGCCTCGACACGCTCGCGCTCGGCCTTCGCATCAGCTACGCGCTTTTCTTCGGCCTTGATGGCTTCGTCGACAGGCGCCTCAATCGCCAGCACTCGATCCTTCAGCGCCTCGCCGAACTCCTTTACCTGGTTGACCCGAGCCTGGGCATCTTTGACTTTCTGCTGGTAAGGAACGAGTGCAGTCTTCGTGGTGTTCGCCAAGGCGTAACGCACGTCGCGGATGTCGACACGAACTTCCTTCGCGTTGGCCAAACCTTCACTGGTCGAGCAGTCAACGACCAGCTTCGCGTAAGTCGTTTCCAAGCGAACGATCTGTTCTTCGTGCGGGCGATACTCAGCGATGTCGGTGACGGCAACTGTGGGGGCGACAGAGTTCTTTGCGTTTTCGGCCACGTTTATTTCGATGGATTCCTGCGAAGGTGCTTGTTGGGCTTTTGCGGACATGACGGTTCCTTGCCTCGACGTGCGCGGCGTTTGAATGCTTTGTTTATTGGGTGATTGGTGCGACGCGGTCGGCGAGGGCGCTGAGCAGCATCAGGAAGGTGATGAGGGATATTGCGGAGAACGACCCGCGCCAGATCAGCACGCGGCGTGCCCATTGGCGACTGGTCACGCCGACTTCTCCAGGCTAAGCAGGCGTTCGCCGAGAGTGATCTGCGCCGCGACGCGATCCCGGTTGGTTCCGGTAATTGAAGCGATCTCACTCAGGGTATTGCCATCACGTCTAAGCCTGGCGCAGCGCTTAGCCGCGGCCTGCTGGCGCCTCTTCGCGCCTTCTCCGCTCACCGCAACACCCGGTAGGTAGTCGAATGCGGCACTTGGCATACGCCGGACGATTCGCGTGAAGTGATGTAAGCCGCCATGACGGCAACCAGCAATGTGGCGAGACCCCAATAGGCGAGCTTCATGAACGAACCCTCACAGCGATGCGCCCGCCCTTCATAGTCGGGGCCAAGCGCTGCGGGAGGCTAGAAACCAGCTCCTCACGCTTGCGACCGATCACCTCATTGAAGGGAAGGCCGAAGCCGAGAATGGCGATGCGTCGCTCGATGTCGTCGAGTTGTTCATCGACCAGCGATTTAATTGGTGGTGTCGTCATGCTGCAGCTCCTTGCTTGATCGATTCGTTGTAGGAGGCGTAGATCTGGTCGATGTGCGCCCGGTAATACCGGTGCTCGTCGTTATTGATGGCGCGGAGGAGAAAGGCGAGGGTGATAGCCGAAGTCGCTGCGGCGCTGGCGTTGGGCTTGCCGAGGTCGCGAATCATAAATTCGATCTCGCCCTCGATCCATGCGATCGCTGTTTGGTGGTCGCGTTGCTGTTCGTTCATTTCAGCCCCCAAAATTCGCCATAGGCTTCGACTGCCCCGGCGATGCGTTTGGCTATTGCCTTGCGGTCGATCAGCTCCTGAGCTGCGGCCAGTTCCTGCATTTGCGTGCGCTTCAGTGCGGCAGCTTCGTAGTCGTGAAACTCTTCAGGCTGCGGCGCTTTCGGTCGCCCCCAGTCGTCGTAGCGCCTGTCCCACTCTCGGGCCTGAGCACTGTCTGCATAGCTGGTTGCCATGGTCGCCTCCGTGGTGGCGGGTGTTGATCCAACAAAACTCGGATGCACTCATCCGCTCCGCTGGTTGCCGTTGGGCGCGGAGGGGAGTGCATTCGGGTGGTGTCGGGGAAGTGATGCCGGTTACGTCTCCGGCGCCAGCCTCTGCTGGCCGTGGCCCAGGGTTTTGAGTCCCTGTGCTACTGGGCACTACGGGACTTGATGCAGGTGGGCGGTTATAGGCCGCAGTTTCGTCCGCATCGGCCTGCACTCAACCCAAGCTACTTATGGGCGGCCTGCCAGCCACGTTATGGCAGTAACGCTGAGTGCAGACCGATGCGCTCTCATAGAGAGGATCGGGCGGTTAACGACAGACTGTGCTGACACCTGTTTTTGCAGGGGCAGGCTCCCTGTTTCCTCGCTTTCCACCGTCGTGGGAAAACCATATGCTGCGATTTCCACAGTCGAGATAAGGAATATCTGTATGACGCAATACTTGGTACGAGTTGAACTGTTCGGAGCCAATGCCAACGGCTATGAAGACCTTCACGAGTCGATGAAAGCTTTAGGTCTGAAAAGAACCGTCGTATTCGACGATGGCAAAAATTACGCGATGCCCATCGGCACCTACTTTGGAGATAGCGGCCTAGGCCTTGAAGTATTGAGAGAAAGAGTGAGTAACGCTTCAAAGCCGCTATCCCCAACAAAGGATGCAGCAGTCTTCACTTGCGCAATTCAACCTGGCCAGTGGTCGGCGTTTCTCTACCTCGCTTGAGTTGGACCACCAGCTCGACCATTACCTTTCGGCGTGTTCAGGGCGTGCAGCTTGAGCACGCCTATCACCGACTTGAAAGCGATATCAAAGCTGGCGCCCATCTCGCTTGCCACTTCCTGCACCAACTCTTGAATTTGTTTAGCTTGGTCTTCGTTCATCGTCTTGATCTCCGTTGATTTCCCGTCTGGCCCTGTCGCCAAGGCCAGCCAGTGAAATCAGTCGTTGAACCCTGGCTTTTCACCGAGGCGTTTTTGGCGCTCAGCCACCATCGCTTCGGAATAGTCGAAAGCGGCAGCGGCGATCTCTTCGGGTGAAGCAGGGGTTGAGCGAGCAAGAAGCCCAAGCATCGCGGCGATGGCGATACCTTCTTTGTCTTCAAATTCTGCGCGAGTCATGGTGTTGCTCCGTTCGGTTGTTTTCCCAATGCACCCGTCACCAGGTGCATCAGTGAAAAGACCGATCAGGACAGGACTTGAGCTGCGCGAGCAGCACGGTCCAGCGTGCCATCCTCGACCAGCGACTTGAACCGCTCCATGCTGGCCGACAGTCCGTCAATCGCCGAGGTTAGGCGCACAATTTCAGATGTTTTCGTTTCGATGGAACTGAGAGCACTCTTCATGAATGCCGACTCAGCAGAGACTTGCTCGGTAACTGATTTGAGCGTTTTGAGCTTTTCGGACTTGCCATCAAACGCGAGGCACATCGCATCAATTACAAGGACTGCCTCTTGCTCAACTGCGTGACGGGACTCTACAAGGAACTCCACGAGCTGCCTGTTGACCGCCACGCTGTCAGCGATAATGGAAGTCGCGGCAGAGCCGGTGATCGCCTCCATCTCTTTCTTCGCTTGCTCGAAAAATTCTTTGTGGCGAGGCTCTTTGATATCCGAGGATTTCATTGCGTATCTCCGTTAGCTTGAATGTGAAGCCAAGACCTCAGCTCTTCAGCCAAGATCAATTGGTTGTTTCCGATCTTGAAGCTCTTCAGTGATCCCGAGCTGATGCACGCCAGAACACCACGTCTTGTTATGCCTATCGCTCTCGCCGCTTCATCTATCGACATCGAAAGCTTTTCAGGACTAAGTGGCGCCGGCTCCGGCACGAAGGAACTTTGATTGCGCGCCATCACTTCGCTTTTCTTTGATTGCGCGGCTTCGCGGTACAGTTTGCGAGCAGCCAGCATTGCGCCTAGCTCGCCATAGCCAATCCCGCCAGCCATGATCCCGATAAGTTGCATTAACTGGTCTTGCTCTCTCTCTTCGTGGCTCACGCTGAGTACTCCGTTGATTTCCAATGCCGCCTCATCGAAGCGGCATCAGTAAATCTGTGGCGCCGTGACCCGCTACTGGCGGCCGTCATCGGCTAAATCAAATTGTTCCTCCAGCCGCGGGCCTTTCGGCTTGTTCTCCCGCTGGATAACTGCTTTCGACGTTTTACGCTGCACGCCCGGGTCAGTTGCCAACCCTCTGAACCGTTTAGGCCGGTTCATCGCTGCCTTCGAATCTGGGCCGGTGGTGATCCGGCAAGGGGTGTCCCTAAAGAGCGGCGCGGCTTTCGCTGCTGGGCCGTTGTTGTGCTGGCTTGCGAATAAAAGTAGCAGTGCTGCTATTCAAAGTAAATAGCGCTGCTAATAATATTTTTTTTGGGCGTAAAAAAAACCGCGCTAGGCGGGTCTTGTTTGGAGTGGCTATGCGTATTCGGTAGAAGGGCTTTAGGGCGGTACCTAAGCTAGGCTTAAGTGAAAACAGGCAGAGACAAAGGAATGCAGACCTATCGAATTGAGGAAACCGCAAACGGGTGGGCTTTGTTTAAAGCTCGATCACGTCGACCTACATTAGAAGCGCCAACTCAAGAGGCGCTAGTCAAGCTGGCTGCGCCACTGCTCGCTGAGGGAGCCTCAGTGAGGATATTGAAGAATGGAGGTACCTTAAGAGAGCTCAGGTTTTAAGGCGAACATCTTGCCGGAGACATTTTTGCACGTACAAAAAAAGCCCGCCGAAGGGGGAGGCGGGCTATCAATTTCATGAGGAACTGTGAGCTTAGTGCAAGAACAAAAATGTGCCACGCGCTGAGACTCAACCCTACTATCGGACTACTTCACGACTACGCTTGCAGACGGCAATCATTCAATCAAAAGGCAAAGCATGACGGAACAGGATCAGACCCTCTCAATTCCCGAACTCATCGCCGCTCTACTGCGTGATCGGAAGATCCATACCGGATGGTGGGGGCTGACGATGCATTTCAGTGCCACTGGTACCAGTGTGGTAACTGCAGGCTCACCAGCAGCGAGATTGCCAGGCTTGGCGATCTCGGTCGCAGGCGTGACTCTAGTGCCTGCGCAGGAGGGGGAGGAGGGTAGCGTCGATGCGTCTGCCGCCAATCCGGCGAAGACTCCGCGACCCAGGAAGATCACGCCCTCGAAGGCTCTGCATTGATCGGTGACGAAGAAATACAAAACCCGCACTAGGCGGGCTTGTATTTACGCTAGCAGCCGACCCCCCGGCTAATGCCAGTGTAGATTTCCCGCTCTAATTCGCAAGTTGATAGCTAAAAGCGAATGATGAATTTCCGAGGAGGCGCCGCATTTGCGCGGTGCGGAGTCGGACGAGCGCAACGAAGCATGCATCGACAGTGATGACTGAAGTCAGTTGGTGGAGTAGGCGACTGCCTTCCTCGCACGCTCGGTCGAGTGGCTTGAGGGCGGCACATAGGAGGGAAGAGCAGGCATGAAAAAGCTCGCGCATTGCGGGCTCAAGGTGTTGTTTCACCCTCCGTCGCCGCCATTGAATACTTCAGCAACGGACGGGCTCTACCGATCCAAAGCCAATCAGGGTCTTCACCATATGAACGCAGATCGGAATGAGCAGGCGCTGGCCGCCTGGCGTAAGCTGTTGAACTCGCCAGAAATCAGGATGGGTGCAGAGGAGCAGTACGATGAACTGCTGAAATTCGCGGACGAGTACAAGCGTGCCGGTGTGATTAACGATGATGCCAAGCGTGAGCTGGCGGGAGGAGATTGCCCTATACGTAAAACCAGTAAACGGGCTTCAGAGCAGCATTTTATGATTTAAAAAGCAGAGAAAATGGCAACAGCTTTAAGGTCTGCAAGATCGCAAAAAATTTCTAATCGCTGCAGACAATCGATACCTGAGGGGGCCTCGATACAATTTACTGAACTCATCCTCCAAACAGTCTTTCAACTGATCGCAGGCGAAGGTTAAACCGTCAATCAAATCTGACTCAGGCGGTTGCTGTATAAAACGGTTGGTTTCGAAGTTATCAAGTGTTATCGATTTTTTCAAATCGATAAATCTTAATTTTAGAACAGGGCTCTCGAAGCGCAAATATCTGATTCTCGCGCTCAAGCGAGTTATTTTAAGCGTAATAGACTTTTCTAATGGAAGGCTTCTTTCTAGCGAGCCGTGGTAGCGCGTCGCATCTTCTTCCAGTTGTTCGATGCTTTCAATAATGTCATTTAAAGAGGAGCGTAACTCTTTACGCTCCTCTCTTTTGTTATTTTGCCAATTTACTATTATCCAGCCTGTTATTACGGTAATAAGAGTTATTAGGCTAGTGTATTTGGTCAGAAGGTCCAATGCTTTCCCTTATGTAAGACTGGATTTCCGTTATTAAGCTTGTGTCTTTCGAAATTAGGCTGATTCTGGAAAGAACTTTTTCCGCGGGGTAGCCAAGTCTTACTAAGCCACCAAACGCCTCTTCCAGAAACGACGATCCATACCCACGCGCGCCATCGAGATCCACAACCAGAATCTCATCGCACGTCAGTGCGGGCTCGAGATATTTTTCCCGGAATAGCTCGCCACTGTAGGGGCCATCTTCTTTGTATCTCCCGGCAGGAAATTTTGTAAAATCTCTTGCAAGACTGATGCTTTTCATGATGCAGACCTCAACGGCAAAGGCATTTGCCAGTAAATCACAGTGCCCATAATTGAATCACCGAACTCTCCCGAGCGCTGCTTACCTGATTCCATAGAGTACCATCCTTTGTTACTCAATATTAGGGCCTTTCCGCCATCGCAGGAGCTTATCGTTTCGATAATTTGTCGCAATCCTTTGCCCCGATGCTGCTTTCTGGTGCGTGTTTGGCTGTTCCTTACGGCGCCCTCGATCTGGCGGCCCTCGGTCAAATTCAGTCTATCCATGAAATGCCAAAGCCTTGGTCTGGTGTGAGGCAGCGATGCAGGGATTCCTACCCCTAGATCACAAAATACTACTGAAAGTTTCCCGTCTTTTTCCTGGGAGAACATCCACCAAGGACGGTAGTCTGGATCGGTCCTTACTCCATCGCCTCGCTGGTCGATGTACGCATGCTGGTGGGCATTCGTCATCGCCTCCGTTATGCCAGTGTAGAGCTCGGTTTGCAGCGAATCTGTAATAAGACCGTCGTAATACCCTAAGATTTCATCGTACTTAGCACCGATCGCACCTTGGCCTCGTGCGCTACGCCAGTTAACAACATCCCCATCAAGGCATTTGGCATTATTTTTAGTCTTAAGCAGTTTTGACAGGCCAATTTGTTGCAAAACCTGAGCGGCTTTATTGCTTTTCGGTAGTGAGCATTTAATGCGTAAGTCAGCTACATTTTCTATCAGTCTGGTAATTTCGGCGCACAACAATAGAGTTCCCCCAGACACAAATCTTCTTGTCTCTGTAAAGTCAATCCATATTTTTCGTGTGCCTTGTTGTGCGGAGGTTCGTAGCTTCTCTAGGAACGCTAAGGTCGTTGCTCGAGATATCCGTTTATTAATGTCGAACTCAAGCGGAGCTTTTAGAATCCTAAATCGCGGTATTGGAACAGCTGAGGTCTTTTTATGTTTTATATTTTTAATTTTAGAAAGCTCGTCGCGTGCACGTCGAGCCAGCCAATAAATCATGTGATTATTTTGCTTTCTCAAGCTCTGCGCCATCCCAGCTAGTTTTTATTAAATTCCATTGAAATTTATTACCTAGAATACATCGCCCACCAGAAAACATGCCCCAAAATCGAAATCTGCTGCTCCTGGATCTGCTGGAACGTGTAGTCCTCATCCGGGTGCTCGTCCCGGTTGAAGCTGCGCAGGCGAAGGCCGGTAGGGATGCGGTAGACCTGCTTCACGCGAAGCTGCCCGTTGTGGTTGATAGCGTACATCTCGCCGTCGACGATATCGCTCAGGGAGTTTTTCCCCACGTTCACGCCTACCGTGGCGCCGTCGCGCAGCACAGGCATCATGCTGTTGCCGCCTACCTTCACGCACTTCGCGTTGCTGAACTGAACGCCATTGTGGCGAAGATCCTTCTTGTTGAATCGCAGGCGTGAGTTGGCGCTTTCTTCAATCGCAAACCTGCCAGATCCGGCTGCGAGTTCAACTTCATGGAGGAAGGGGACGTAGACCTCATCGTCATCGAGCGGGGTTTCGTCATCCCAGGTCTCGATATTTCCTAATTTTACGCTTGGCTGGATGCGCTGCTGCTGCACGCTGGCAACAGTAGATAGCAATCGGGAGCTCACTTCGCTTGCATCGAAGTTGAGCGCCTTAGCAAGCTTCAGCAGCGCTTCCACATTTAGCGGCACTTTCCCGGTTGCGTATTGGCTGAATGCGCTTTGCCCGGACCATCCGCACGCCTCGGCAACATCCGCCTGCGTCAGGCTGCGCCCGGCAGCTTTTGCAGCTGATTTCCGCTGTTCGTAGATAGCTTTGAGCCTAGTGCTCTCGGCGACTTCTTCGGGGGTGAGGGGGCGACGTATTTTCATACGAATAAGAGTATTAGCAGAGCTGATATCCAAGCAAACAGCGCTGCTAGTATTTTGTTGCTGATAAAAAGCAGCGCTGCTACTATCCATGGCAGATATCAAGCCGTGGAAATTCCATGAAAAAGATCCCTTTGAGCAAATACCTAGAAGAGCACGGCACTCAAGCCGCGCTTGCTGCTGCTCTCGGCGTGAACCAGAGCGCGATCTCGCAAATGGTTCGAGCCGGCAGAAGCATCGAAATCACCCTTTATGACGACGGCCGTATTGAGGCGAATGAAATACGTCCGATCCCGGCGCGCCCCAAGCGCACAGCAGCCTGAAGCATTCGGTGCTCGCTGCCTGAACAAATGATCGCCCAGGCACTGGCAGGGCGCCACGGAAACAAATTTGAGGTTTTACGAATGGAAGACTTTTTGGACGCGTGTCAAGCAGCAGTGAAGGGCAATGAACCCAAGTCCCTGGCTGCAAAGATGGGCGTTCCGCACGTTGGCTTGCTTCAGCGCGCTAACCCGGACAACGAGGCTCACCACCTGACCGTGGAGCATCTGTTCGGGATCTTGCTGCACACCGGTGATATGCGCCCGTTGGTAGCCCTGGCCAATGAGTTCGGCTTTGACTTGGTATCGAAGTCGGCGCCGGAGCCGCAAGCGCTCACCAAATCGCTGATCAACGTCGGCAAAGAGGTCGCCGATCTGACCATCGCGGTGCATCAGGCGCTGGATGACAACCACGTCAGTTCTTTCGAGAAAAACTTGATCCGCCAGGAGATCAACCACGTTCGGCAGAGCCTAGACGTGATGGATGCCTCGGTGAAGGCCGCCTGAATCCCGGGCACAAAAAAGCCGACGGAGAAGGTCGGCTGATTCGCAAAACTAGAGAGGCCCGATTATGCAGAGCCAACCCAATTCAAGCAATACCTCCAACAGTGTCGCGACACGTTTTTTGAATTCTGAAAACGTGTCGCGTACCACGATGTCCTCGCGCGAGATCGCTAACGTCACCGGCAAGCGGCACGCCAACGTGAAGCGCGACATCGCTGCGATGCTGAAAGAACTGAAATTAGATGTACTCAGTTTTGAGCACATCTATCTGGACGGTCAAAACCGGGAGCAGGTCGAATACATGCTCGACCGCGAACACACCGACTGCCTGCTCACCGGCTACAGCGCCCCGATGCGCATGAAGGTGATTCGCCGTTGGCGGGAACTGGAGCAGCAGCAGAGCGCCCGCGAGCAGGTTCTGCTCAATGGCACCAAGGTCGTTGGCGAGATCGCCATCATGGAGTGCTTCACGCGCCTGCTGAAGCCGGCTCCATCCTGCCAGATGGCGATGCTCACGAAGATCGCCCAGAACAACGGTCTTGACCCGAAGTTTCTCCCAGGCTACGCCGTTGATGCCTCGCCCGACGCCACCGGTGGCAGCTCCATGCCGACCAAGGCTGTTACCGCCCTGATCAAAGACCTCGACCTGCGCACGTCGGCCCCAGCCTTTAACAAACTGCTGGAGGCTCACGGATTCCTCAAGGAAATGCAGCGCCGCAACTCCAAGAAGGAATACGTCGGGTTTTGGTCTGTGACCGATAAAGGTTTGGCCTACGGCAAGAACCTCACCAGCCCCCAATCTCCACGCGAGACGCAGCCTCACTGGTACGTCGATCGCTTTCTCGAACTGGCCAAACTGGTCGGGAAGGCCTGATATGCAATTTACCGTCACGATTAATCAGGTGAAGGCGTTGGAGTGGGGGCTGAACTCTCAGCAAGCCCTGCTGTTCGCCTTCGTGTACGGCTGCCCGAGCTGGACGAAGCCAATCAAGACTGATGACGGGATCTTCTTCGCGCTGAGCAAGGCCAAGATCACTGAGGAGCTGCCGTTGCTCACTGATAAGCCAGACACCGCTTACCGCATGCTGAAGGCTCTGGAAGAGGCTGGTCTGATTGAGCTTTCCAGCACATCGAACATCACCCTGTTTCGCCTCACCGAGAAGGCGATCGAGTGGAACCAGAAACTGGATGGGTCGGAAAAATATCCGACCCCACCAAAGAACCAAGGTCGGAAAAAAATCCGATCTACCTCGGAAAAAAATCCGATCACGGTCGGAGAAAAATCCGATCTAGGGTCGGAAAAATCTCCGACAAATCAGGATACCAATCATCAGGGTACTAATCAGGATACCAGTCAGGACTTGCAAGGCAGCCCGGACAAGCCGGCCCGCAACCTGGTGCTGGTGGTTGATCGCACCGATGCGCCACGGGTTGAGATTCCTGCCGACATGCCGGGCCCCAAAGACCAGTCCTGCAAAACCTTCAAGGTCTGGGCGAACTACGCCATGGCCTACCGCAAGCGCTACAGCACCTGGCCGGTGTGGAACGCCAAGGTCGGTGGCCAACTCGGCCAACTGGTCGACCGCCTCGGTGCCGATGTTGCCCACCACGTCGCGGCTCACTTCCTGAAAACCAGCGATGCCGGCGTCCTGCGCAAGTGCCACAGCCTCAACGAACTGCTGGCCAACGCTGAGAGCTATCACACCCAGTGGGTTACTGGTCAGCGCATCAACGGGACCACCGCCCGCCAGATGGAGCGCACCGAGGCAAACGTCTCCGCCGCCGAGCAGGCCGCGCAAATGGTCTTGGCCAAGCGCCAAGCGGGAGAGCGCAATGAGTACCTCTGAAATGAACGATCAACAGGTTGCCGGACTGGCTGCTGCGATCTGCGCCACCGCCGAGGCCATGGGTCAGGAAATGAACCCAGGCACCGCGGCGATGATGGCCGAAGACCTCTGCGCTTACTCGGTGCCAACCGTGAAAGCTGCGCTGAAGGCCTGTCGCTTCGAGGTGAAGGGCAAGCTGGCCATGGCTGACATTCTCCAGCGCGTGCAGGCCGCTGATGGTCGCCCGGGCAAAGACGAAGCATGGGCGATCGCCCTATCCGGACATGACGAGAGTGAAACCGTCGTGTTGACCACAGAGATCCAGCAAGCCATGACCGCAGCCGCACCGATCCTTCAAGTTGGCGACAAGGTAGGGGCTCGCATGGCGTTCATGAGTGCTTACGAGCGTCTGGTGACCCTAGCTCGCGCGCAAGCGGTACCGACGAGTTGGAATGTATCGCTTGGCCATGACCCAGTACGGAGAGTTACTGCGATTGAGTCGGCAGTACGTATGCAGCTAATTACCCAACAGGCTGGTACCCAGTACCTGACAGATCTGCGCATAGCGCCAGTTACTTCCGACGGCCAGGCAATTGCCGGATTGCTCACAGGTAATGCGGTCGAGGCGTCTCCAAGGGTGCGTGAAAAATTGGCAGAAGTGCGTTCGATTGTTCAGGACAACCAAAACCAGCAGACCCGCCAGAGGCTGAAAAAAGCTCAAGCTGCGCGAGTCGATATCTACCTGCGCCGGCGCCGGTTCCGCGCACAGGTCGAATCATTGCAAGGAAAGGAAACCAGCAGATGACCATTGATAAAAAGAAGCTCCAGAAGCTGCTGTGGGCTGAAGCCGCATCGTGGAGCGCGGACTGCGCCGACTGGAAGCGCAACACCGAGGCCCTACAGGAATTCCTCGGTGAAAAAACCGTGGAGGAGGTGGCGCTCGAGCTGCTGGCCGAGAACGAGGCGCTGCGTAATGCGCTGAGTGGCGTTCGTGAGTCTGTGCAGCGCGAATACTGGGATGAATATGCGGGGCTTGAAGGAACTCGCGCGATCCTCGATACCGCCTTGAGCAAGGCGGTACAGCCATGAACCCCGAATACACAATCCGCGACCAGCGCGACATCAACCGCCTCGCCGGTGTGCTGCACGCCATCGACCTGAGCAAGCCGAAGGTGGTGGTGATCCGCGACGAGAAGCGTCCGGACATCTGCAACCGCAAGATGTGGGCAATGCTCAAGGACGTTTCCGAACAGGTGATCTGGCACGGCAAGAAACTGACCAGTGAGGACTGGAAGTGCCTCTTCAGTGCCTCGCTGGAGAAGCAGCGCGCCGAGCCTGGCCTCGACGGCGGATTCGTCGTGATGGCCGTATCGACCCGCAAGCAGTCGCAGAAATGGTTCAGCGATCTGTTCGAGCTGATGCATGCCTTCGGCGCCGAGCATGGCGTGCGCTGGACGGAGCAGGACAAGTGGGGAGGGCGGTATTGATGCGAGAGGCCAAAACTTTCACCATCGCCGACGCGCTCACCAAGTACGTCACCACCTGGTATCTCGGCAAAACGGCGATCATCAAAACGGCGGAGGAGACGCCGCCCGAAATTGGCGAAACCTTCCGCCTCGGGCTCAAGGATTACACGGTCATGGTGGTGATGGGCGAACACAGCCCTCGCTGGGTGAATGCCGTGATCGTACCGAAGGAGGCCGAACCATGCGCGTAGCCATCAAGGAAAAGAAGGCGCCCAAGCCGAAGAAGTGCAAGAACCCAGCGTGCGGAGATTCATTCGTCCCGCAGCGCCTCGGGCAGGCGGTATGCGGATACAAGTGCGGCCTGGCCATCAAGGACGTGAATCAGGCGAAAGCCCGGAAAGCGCTGGATAAGGTTGGGCGCGCGGAGATCAAAGTCCGCAAGGAGAAGCTGAAGAGTCGAGCCGATCATCTGCGCGAAGCCCAGACGGCATTCAACGAGTGGGTTCGCCTGCGTGACGTTACTCGCCCTTGCGTGAGCTGTGGTCGCCACCACGAAGGCCAATATCACGCCGGCCACTATCGCTCAGTGGGAGCGAACCCAGAGTTGCGCTTCGAACCGCTGAACGTGTGGAAACAATGCGCCCCATGCAACACGCACCTGTCCGGCAATTTGGTGAACTACCGGATCGCGCTCGAGCAGCTCATCGGCGCCGAAACAGTCGCATGGCTCGAAGGGCCTCATGCGGCCCGTAAGTACACCGTTGAAGAAATCAAAACCATCAAGGCCGACTACCGAGCCAAGACCCGCGAATTGAAGAGGGCTGCAGCATGACTTATCGCAATGTGATTTCCGCCGTAGTCCGAGCCTTGGCCGCCGAGACAATCAGCTCCACCGGTGGCTGCGACTTTGAGCCTAAGGTGCAGTGCGCCAAGCAGAAAGGAGAGATCGTAGGTAAGGAGGCGGCGCTCCTGCAGGACTGTTGGGTGTTTGGTCGGCTGCACAAATCGCTAACTCCAGCTCACTGGCGTGCACTCGTAGCAAAGTACTCCACCCACGAGGAGCGTAAGCACGGCGCCATTCTGGAGCTGCTCAACTCGGTGAAGACGCCAGCGCCGAAGCGCTTCCAGGAATGTGCAGTGCTGACCTGGGCAATTCCTCAAGTTGCCGGTGCTGAGGGTAAGCGTTCTGCCTCCGTACTGCCGGCCGCCTGGTACGACATCACCAACTGGGGCAACGACGGCAAGCCGGAATCGACCCGTTATCGGTGGCGCTCTTCGATTCGCAAGGCTCTGGACGATCAAGTAAATGAGGCGCTCACCGCCGCTCAAGAGCTACTAGACGCAGAGGGTTTAATCGAAAGTTGCGCGGCGTAGCAAAAAGCCATTGCAATGAATGAGAAAGTGAGAGAGTATTTGCCCATCCTGTCGATCTTGCGCATTATGGATTGACATTAGAAAGCCTCGCCAACGTGCGGGGCTTTTTTGTGGCCGCTCGTCGAGGAAATTGCACTCCGTGTTTTCGAAACTTCTCTCAGTAGTAAGCGCAGACCCTGCGCGTCTGACGGGAGAGAATCATGATCGAAGACAACAACGGCCCTGAAGCGCCATATCCAGGACCAAGCGAGCTAGCGCCTGACGCTGGCGGAAGTCATGACTCAGGCCTAGAGAAGGCTGAATCTGAGCCGAAGCAAGGCACTGACGAACGACCAGAAGATTGGAACCCACCGCCCGGAAACCCTGGCTCTGATCAAGACGCCCAGACAGGGCGCGGTAATGGTGGTGCGGCTCCTAATGCTGATTCGAACTTTGTCGACCAGAGCGATGATTTGAAGGAGCCGCGCGACGTTCCGGCGTCCGATCCTGAATCCGGCGCTTGAAATAGAAGTTCTTTTTGCCCGCTCGTCGTGGGCTTTTTCCTGCGACCAATTGCGCAAGCCCCGCACATAGCGGGGCTTCGAAAAGCATCACTTTCGCATCGCTCGTTTTATTCGCATCCAGTCCTGATAGGCGGCCGTGCGTTTCGCATCAGCAACAGCTTTTGCTTCAGAGAAGCGCGCCCAAGCTTCAGCGCTCCCTCGGTCGTACTGAATGATCTTATAAGCTGCCTCATCGAGCGCGTCTGCTTGACGAAAAAGCTCAGTGTTGGCGGCTATTTCGTCATCCCAAAAATGCTCATCTCTAAAACCCAGAATGCTCTCGGTCATGTGAGTGCTCCTCGTCCCATGCGAGGGCTGCTGACTCCCGCCACTGGACATCTGTAACGCCAAACCTTTCCGCCATGGGTTTGGAAAAACGTTTAAGCGGCGGCCGGCCTGGCTTGGGTATTGGAACGAGACCTGCATCGCAGCTCGCCCACTGCCACGCTTCCGTGTTGTTCATCATCTTTGTTCGAATGATGAATGACTTCGGCTTTCCATGAAGTCTGTACTCGATTACGAAGAGATCTACCGGTTTCATGAGTCCTCCTGTTGCTCATGAAGTAGAGATTTTTTTGTGCCCGAAAAATTCAAAGAATTGTCCGACAATCCTTAACGAAGTGTATTTCATCAATTTCTGGCCTCAGCATCTGCTGGGCTTTTCGTTTTAGGCTCCCCACACCCATCGCTCCGAGCTGGGAGTGCAGATGGAGCTGATTCAAATCCGCAGGGGAGTCCCTGCCAATTGACCACCACTCCCTGATGGGGAGGAACCGAGATGCCAAACATGCCAGACAAACCAGACACATGGGCGATAGCGCTTGCGTGGTTGAGCCAGCATTCGCCAATCCTCTATGCGGCTGCGCTGTCCTGCGCCATGGCCGTCTTGCGGATCACGTACGGTGGCGGTACTCGTCGCCAGATGCTGGTGGAGGGCGCCATTTGCGGCGGCCTCACATTGACCATCATCAGCGGCCTGGACTTTTTCGGCTTGCCCCAGAGCATGGCCACCTTCGCCGGCGGCTGGGTTGGCTTCCTGGGCGTGGAGAAGATCCGCAACATCGCGGATCGGGTGACTGAGTTCAAGCTGCCGAGCCGCAAGCCTGAATAATCCGCGACACGTTTCGCGAGTCAGCAAATTGTGTCGCGCTAACCATTTTAGAGGCCGGACAATGGGGCTCGAACGCCCATACAGCGATCTAACGAATCTTTGCTGTTTTCGAGCTTCTTGATCGCTTCTTGGCGCCGCTCTCCACGAAGAGAGAACACGTCTATATCGGAAATCGCTAGCTGTCGTTCCATATGAGCTACAGCATTCTTGTAAGGCTCGCAGCGCTTATCAGCTTCCGTGAGGTCTTTGTAGATTTGAGCTTCGGCTTTTGATTTTTCAGCCTCATGGTTAGCGGATGCAGTCTGTTTCCTCGTGTCGTCTAGCAATGCCTCAATTACTGCGACACGAGTTTGACTTTCGCGTAGAGAGTCAGTCAGCCCCTTGTTCGTGGCTCTGAGTTCATTGGCGATCGTTCTCGACTCATTGAGTGCATCTGTTAGGTTTTTCACATCGCTGCGTAGTTGCCCCCGCTCTTCTACGACATTCAAACCGTAAATTACGAAGGGCATGATTGCCGCAAGCAGTGCAGCATTTGCCAGCAAGCTTACGAACAGGAATTTTGGTTTCGAGAGGGGTGGTGTTTTGCTTCTTGTCATTGGTACGGGCTCAAGAATGGGGCGAGCTACTAAATACAACTTTGGGCAGACGCATATTGCTAGGCTTAGAAAGCGGCTGCGGTCTGGGCAGATAGGTGTGCCGCAGGTGAGTGCGGCACTGGCAGTTCATTTGGCTTTCAGGGCTTCCTGAATCTGATCTGCATACTTCGAGAGGTTGTCCAGTTCTTGGCTCAGATGCACGGACGCGGAGCTTAGGACTCGGTTGGAAATCAATTCCAAAGCAGCGCCTACCGCTACTGCTCTTTGGGTGTCCGTTTGGAGTCGAGCGTATGCCAAGTTGCCATTTACAGAAATTGCTTTGATCGCGTCAGACATGTTGCCTTCCTTGCGCAGAGTTAGTTGATTCCCATCAATACCGGCATCCAGCCATCATTTCAAGCTCAAGGTGATCCGTGGACAGGCCATACCCGCCAGCGTCATTGCTTGAGCTGTCTGAGCTATCCGATTTCGGCATCCGTCTGACTCCGGCACCGGATGTATGGGAATGGCTCCAAACCGAGATCCTTGCCGACACCGGAAGCATTCACAACGAAGACCATGCCCATCTGATCGATGCGGACATCCGTGTGATGTGGGCGTCTGCTGCTTTCACGAAGAAGGGTCGCACTGTGGTGGGCCAGGCCGAACAGGTAGCGTTCCGCGCCGGCGGTTGGCAGAAAGCCCGAATGGAACAGCAGATGCTGGATTGGTTCGGCGACGTGCCGGCCTACATCATCACGTTGGCTGCTGACTACTGCGCTCAGTGCAGTGACGCTGACTTTTGCGCGCTGGTTGAACATGAGCTGTATCACATCGCCCAGGCGACCGATAAATACGGTCAGCCAGCCTTCACCCAGGAAGGATTGCCCAAGCTTGAGATGCGCGGACACGACGTTGAAGAGTTCGTCGGTGTGGTGCGTCGTTATGGGGCAAGCCCTCAAGTTCAAGAGCTGGTGGACGCTGCAAACAATCCTGCCGAGGTGGGGAAAATGAACATATCGAGGGCCTGCAGAACCTGTCTGCTCAAGTCGGCCTGACTTTGACAGTACTTTGACGGATGCCCACTTATGGCCGCACTCAGAGACGAGGTGAAAGCCTTTGTTGTACAGGCGCTGGCCTGCTTTGACACGCCATCTCAAGTGGTGGCCTCAGTCAAAGAAACATTCGGGATCGATGTCACTCGCCAGCAGTGCGAGGCATACGACCCCACGAAATATGTCGGGCGGAGCCTGAACCAGAAGTGGAAGACGCTGTTTGAAGACACGCGCGCCCGCTTCCGAGAAGAAACCGCCGAGATCCCGATCGCCAACCGCGCTTACCGTCTTCGGGCCATGAACAGGTTTGTTGAGCGGGCGGAGACGATGAAGAACATCGGCCTCGCCATGCAGATCCTCGAACAGGCCGCGAAGGAAGTCGGCGACGTCTACGTCAATCGCCACCGGAAGGATGAGCCTGACGACGAACCGGCAATCCCGACGCGCATTCAGGTCGACGTAGTGGATGCGAGGAAGCCGAATGCCGAGCCTTAACGTTCCGCAGTCGCAGTTCCTCTTATTGCCCCACAAGTTTCGCGCTTTCGTTGCTGGCTTCGGCTCCGGGAAGACTTGGGTCGGATGCTCGGCGCTCAGCAAGCATTTCATGGAGTGGCCCGGCGTCAACGCTGGTTACTTTGCACCGACTTACCCGCAGATTCGAGACATCTTCTATCCAACGATGGAGGAGGTGGCCTACGACTGGGGGCTGAAGACCAAGATCAACCAGGCGAACCATGAGGTTCACATCTACAGCGGCCGGCAGTATCGCGGCACTGTGATTTGCCGGTCGATGGAGAAGCCACAGACCATCGTCGGCTTCAAGATCGGCCACGCTCTGGTCGATGAGCTGGACGTGTTGACGTCGATCAAGGCGCAGCAGGCCTGGCGCAAGATCATTGCCCGGATGCGTTACAACCTGCCCGGGCTGAAAAACGGCGTGGACGTGACCACAACGCCGGAAGGCTTCAAGTTCGTCTTTCTGCAGTTCGTGAAGCAGTTGCGCGATAAGCCGGCGCTGAAGGAAATGTATGGGCTGATCCAAGCCAGCACCTTCGACAACGAACTAAACCTGCCTGACGACTACATCGCCTCGCTGATGGAGTCGTATCCCGAGCAGCTGATCCGCGCGTACTTGAACGGCCAGTTCGTCAACCTGACGTCCGGGTCGATCTACCACGCCTACGACCGCAAGCTGAACCAGTGCTTCGACACAGTCCAGCCCGGTGAGCCTTTGTTCATCGGTATGGACTTCAACGTCGGCAAGATGGCGGCAATCACACACGTCAAACGTGATCAGGGCCTGCCGCGCGCCGTGGACGAGTTGATGGATGGCTATGACACACCGGACATGATCCGTCGGATTAAAGAGCGGTACTGGGAACACACCGGCAACGACTACAAGAAGACCTGCGAGATCCGGATCTACCCGGACGCCTCCGGCGATTCGCGCAAGTCGGTCAATGCCAGCCTCACTGATATCGCCATGCTCAAGCAGGCAGGTTTCACGGTCATCGCGCCGGCGGCTAACCCACCCGTAAAGGATCGGATCAATGCCATGAACGCCATGTTCTGCAATGCGCAGGGCGAGCGGCGTTACCTGGTTAACCCGTTTACATGCCCAACCTACGCCGATGGCCTGGAACAGCAAATCTGGGCACCCAACGGCGAGCCGGACAAGAGCCAAGGCAACGACCACGCCAACGACGGCGGCGGTTACTTCATTCACCGCGAGTACCCGATCATCAAACCGGTCACCGCTATCAAAATGGGATACGCCCGATGAGCAACGACGTCTCCTTCAAGCGGGCGGACTACATCGAAGTGCTGGATCGCTGGGCAACTGTGCGTGACGTTTGCGCCGGTCAGCACAGGGTTGTTGACCGACTGCCGTACATCAACGCTCACGACAAGTCGCCGGAGAACGTAGACCGAAACAAAGCCTATCGCGAACGGGCGGTGTTCAAGAACGCTACCGGTCACACGCGCAATGGCTTGCTCGGTTTGGCGTTTCACAAAGACCCGACGCTGACAGTCGCCAAGAAGATGGAGTACTTACAGGACAACGCCAACGGCTCCGGTGTGAGCATCTACCAGCATTCGCAGGGCACGCTGGAAAAGGTGCTTGAGGCTGGGCGGCATGGTCTGTACGTCGATTATCACCAAGACAGCGGCACCGGTGGGCACTCGGTGATCCTGTCGTACTACGCAGAAGACATCATCAACTGGCGTACAGGCATGGTGAACGGTCACAGCGTGCTGACCCTTGTGGTGCTGCGCGAGTCGCCGGAGATTGAAGACGGTTTCGGTTTCAAGGTGGTCGAGCAATACCGGGAGCTGGCTCTCGAGGATGATGGCTTCGTCTGCCGCGTTTGGCGCCGATCCGGGCCGAAAGGTGGTGGGCCGCTGGCCGTTGTTCAGGAATTCAAACCCACCGGCGCCGCCGGCCGCTTGAAGGAGATTCCGTTCACCTTCGTCGGCGCGCAGAACAACGATCCAAGCATCGATGAATCACCGCTCTACGACATCGCCATGATCAACCTGGGCCACTATCGGAACAGCGCCGACTACGAGGACAGCGTCTTCTGGTGCGGCCAAGCCCAGCCATGGATTTCCGGTCTGGACGAGCAGTGGCGCGACTGGATGGAGAAGAACGGCGTTTACGTCGGCTCCCGCGCCCCGATGATGCTGCCAACAGGTGGCGCCTTCGGTTATGCGCAGCCGCTGCCGAACACATTGGTGAAGGAGGCCATGGCCGACAAAAACCAGATGATGATCGAGCTCGGCGCACGGATGGTCGTGGCTTCTCTCTCGTCCAAGACGGCGACCGAAGCCCGTGGTGATCAGTCGGCATCGACATCGGTGCTCGCCGGCTGTGTGGCGAACGTCACCGAGGCGTACACCCGGGCAATCATGTGGTGCTGCACCTACATGGGCGTCGACGACGCGAAGGTTGCGTACCAGATCAACCAAGAGTTCGTGGAACTGACGGCAGATCCGCAAATGATCACCGCGCTGGTCGGCCTCTGGCAGAACGGTGGATTCGCCAAAGCGGATCTTCGGGCCTATCTGCGCAAACTGGGCCTGATCGCGCCAGAGCGCACTGACAAGCAGATCGACGGTGAGCTGGCAGAGCAGGGCGACGGCCTGGGCCTGGACGATGAGGACAAAGTAGATGGCGGCAAACCAAGCAATCCTTGACGCCACGATTCGGCACGCGGTCTTCCTCGAAAAGCTGAAGGCTGGGGAGGTCGGCAAGTTCGCTCCCTTCCTGAAGGAGATCGACCGCTCGATCCGCGACCGGCTCACCCAGTCGGATCTGACCGAGTACAACGTGAAGCGGCTGGAAGCGCTGCTGAAAGAGGTCGACAGTCTGCTGCTGGGCATCTTCGACCGCTACAGCGCGCAACTGAACCTCGACCTGATCGACATCGCCAACTACGAGGCTGAGTTTGAGGCTTCGAGCCTGGCCCGGTCTGCGCCGGTTGGTGTCTCGTTGGATGTGGTTGCGCCGACGGCAGTGGCTATCCGCACGGCGGTGCTAACCAATCCCCTCAGTGTGCGCGGCACCGGCGGAGGTAAGCTGCTGAAGTCGTTCATCAAGGGATGGACGAGTGCCGAGCGCGATCGCGTCACCGGCACGATCCGGCAGGGCTTCTTCGAAGGGCAAACGAACTTCCAGATCATCCGCAACATCCGCGGCACTAAGTTGGCCGGATACAAGGATGGCATTCTCGCCACCACAAACCGTAATGCCAGCACTGTCGTGCACACCGCGATACAGCATGTGTCGTCTCAGGCACGCATGGAGGTGGCGAAGGCCAACACCGACATCGTTGAGGAGATCCAGATAGTCGCAACGCTGGATAGCAAGACGAGCCAGCAATGCCGCTCATTGGATGGTCGTCGGTTTCCCGTAACGTCGGGGCCGCGGCCGCCGTTTCACCCGAATTGCCGATCCACTTTCATCATGCTGACCAGGCTCAGCGAGATGTTCGCAAAGGGCGCGACGCGAGCAGCAGTAGGCGCAGGCGGAGCAGGTCAGGTCAGTGCCAGTCTCGATTACTACAACTGGCTGAAAGATCAGCCAGCAGCGTTTCAGGACGAAGCAATCGGGCCGGTGCGAGCAAAACTGTTTCGCGAAGGGGGCTTGACGGTCGAGCGCTTCACCGAGCTGCAACTCGATCGCAATTTCGCGCCTCTGACACTTGCACAAATGAAAGCGCTGGAGCCTTTGGCATTCGAGCGTGCCGGCATTTGACGCAAGAAACTCAACCAGCCGCCTTCGGGCGGTTTTTTATTGCCTGCAAAGCGGGCAACACATACCCAAGGGGTGCATCAACGTGGCAGAAGAAAACGAAATCGACCTGGACAATCCGGCAATCAAGGCCGCTATCGCGACTGCCGTTGAGACCTCTGTTTCTGGTCTGAAAACCAAAAACTCCGAGCTGCTGGGCAAGCTGAAGGAAACCACCGGCAAGCTGACTCAGTTCGAAACGCAATTCGAGGGCATCGATATCGACGCCGTCAAAGGCCTGCTCAGTCGGGCCGGTCAAGACGAAGAAACCAAGCTGCTGACTGAGGGCAAGGTGGACGAGGTGTTCAATCGTCGCACCGAGCGCTTGCGCGCCGACAACGATAAGCAGTTGAAAGCCGTTACAGCGCGCGCAGAGAAGGCTGAAGCGTTTGCCACTAAGTTCCAGGGCAAAGTCCTGGGCGATTCGGTGCGCGGTGCAGCACTGAAAGCCGGCGCTCTGCCGGAAGCCACCGACGACATCATCCTGCGCGCCAAAGGCGTGTTCTCGCTTAACGAAGAGGGTGAAGCGGTCGCCGTCGATGAATCCGGCCAAGTCATCCTCGGCAAAGACGGCAAGACCCCTCTGGCTCCGCTCGAATGGGCGGAATCTCTGCGCGAAAGCGCACCTCATCTGTGGCCAAGGGCCTCAGGGACACAAGCCCCGGGCGGGGGTAGCGGCCAGGCTGCATTCAAGCGCTCCGAAATGAATGCCGAGCAAAAGCGTGACTACCAGCGCAAGCACGGCCAAACCGCATACCTGCAATTGCCCAAGTAAGGGGATCCACCCATGGCAACGACTGTGAACAGCGACCTGATCATCTACAACGATGAGGCGCAAACTGCATACCTGGAACGTGTCCAGGACAATCTCGATGTGTTCAACGCATCGTCCAATGGTGCGATCGTGCTCGACAACGAGCTGATCGAAGGCGACTTCCGCAAGCGCTCGTTCTACAAGATCGGCGGCTCGCTGGAGCATCGCGACGTCAACTCCACCGGCAAAGTGACCGCGAAGAAGATCGGCGCCGGTGAGGCCGTCGGCGTCAAGGCTCCGTGGAAATACGGCCCATACCAGACCACCGAAGAAGCTTTCAAGCGCCGCGGCCGGCCGGTAGACGAGTTCTCCCAGATCATCGGCGCCGACGTTGCAGACGCCACTCTGGAGGGTTTCATCCAGTACGCCACTGCGGCGCTGCGCGCTTCGATCAGCTCCAACGCTGAAATGGTGGTTACTGCCAACATCGAGACCGACGGCAAGAAGACCCTGACCCGTGGTATGCGCAAGTTCGGCGACAAGTTCGGTCGTATCGCGCTGTGGGTCATGCACTCCAGTGCTTACTTCGACATCGTCGACGAGGCGATCGCGAACAAGGTCTACGAAGAGGCGGGTGTCGTCATCTACGGCGGCTTGCCAGGCACTCTCGGCAAGCCGGTGCTGGTCACCGACACCGCGCCCGCAGATGTGATCTTCGGCCTACTGCCAAACGCTGTGGTGATCACCGAGTCGCAGGCGCCTGGCTTCCGCTCCTACGCGGTGAATGACGAAGAGAACCTGGGTATCGGCTACCGCGCTGAAGGCACCGTCAACATCGATGTGCTCGGCTACAGCTGGAAGGAAGCCGCTGGTGGTGCGAACCCAACGCTTGCCGCCGTGGGTTCGGCTGCGAACTGGGTCAAGCATTCCAACAGCAACAAAGTGACTGCTGGTGTGCTGATCACTCTGACCACCACGCCACCAGCCGGCGGCTGATAATGGCCCTGACAGCGGCCAGCGATGGCCGCTACGGAGACTTTTATGGAACTGGTTTACTCCACTCAGAATTCGGACTTCGATCCGGAAAAGCGGTACCGCAATCCAGCGCATTTTGATCGGCCGGAAGCGGGCGTGACCCATGTAGTGGTAATCGGTGACTGGTCGAAGGTGGTCGACGCCTATGAGACGTTGGGCGTCGAAGTTTCGGTGACGATGCCTTTGATCAGCCAGCGTGTTGATTCGGACTGCTCCGACGCTATTGCTAGCCTGGAACAGGACAACGACACCCTCCGCGCTGAGCGTGACGGCATCCTTCGACTGATCGAAGCCGCCGAGGGGCAATCGGACCTGGAACATCCGGGCGCGGGCGAACTGCCGATCCGACTATTCGATGCGCTGAGAGCCATTCACGAAGGCGTCGTCACGATCGAGGGCAAACGCGATAATCTGGCGGGCGAGGTTGAATCGCTTCGTGCTGAAGTTGAGCGCCTGAAGGCATCAGCGGAACCGGTCGACAATGCCGAGAAGATCGCTGGTCTCAAAGCGAAGCTCGACGCCGCCAATGTGCCGTATCGAGCAAATGCTTCGGTTGAGTCGCTGGAAAAGGCGGTCTCTGAGCTTCCGAACGCGTAATAATCCGGGTGCGCATTCATTGGTGCCCGATTCAAAAAACACAGCGAGCTGATTCATGACTCTCATCATTGAGGACGGTACCGGCAAGCCTGACGCCGAAAGCTACGCATCCGCCGAAGACCTGGCCATGTACGCCTTGAAGTTCGGCGTGACCATCCCGGCAGAAGTGCTAGCACAGGAAGCCCTGCTGCGCCGGGCCGCGCTGGCAATGAATGGCATGACGTGGAAAGGGCGAAAGTCCAACAGCGAACAGGCCCTGTCCTGGCCGCGCCGCGGCGTCGAATTGGATTACGAACTCAAGCCCGACAACTACCTGCCTGCGCGGATCCAGTACGGGCAAATGGCGCTGGCTGCTGAGATCCACACCGACGACGTTGACCCGATCGAAAAACGCAAAGGCGCGATTACCCGGGAGCGGGTTGAAGGTGCGGTTGATCGCGAGTACGCGACGATCCCGAATACTAGTGGCCGACTGTTGCCGGCGGCGCCGGATCGCCCGAGCGCAACGCAGTTTGCTGACTACCTACAACGGCGGGGGGTTTTTGCCGTCAGGGCGTAGTGGGACTAGGATTGTTGCTCCAATGACAAGGAGCCTGATTATGACTGGCGAACATCTGATTTACGCAAAGCAAAAAGAACAGGATGAGAAAGACGCCTGGGACATGTATGCAAGCTCGGCCTTGGGGGCGGTTGTCATGCCGGGCGCTGCGAGGCGTGAAATGGTTGCGCTGGCTGCCGAGTACGCGTCGATGCTGCTCGAAGAGCGCAGGAAGATATTCGCAGGCTCCACATCTCAAACTTAAAAACCAACCAATAAGGTTTCTGCATCTGGAGCCACCATGGCCTTCTACGACGAAATGGCCGTGATGGCTCTGGAGATGATCACAGAGTTCGGCCAGCCCGTGACCATTAGTAAGACGGAGCCAGGAGAGTACGACCCTGATATCGGGGGCGAGTCGCCTGGCGCCACAATCGTGCAGACCGCCCAAGGCATCCTGCTCGACTTCACCGGTCAGGAATTCCAGAACAACAGCCTCATCAAGCAGGGCGACAAGAAATTAAAGATCGCCGCGCAAGGGCTGGATTGGGTACCGGACCTGCTGAACAAGGTGATCATTCAGGGGCGCACCTGGTCAATCGTGCCGCCGCTGAAAGAGGTGAATCCCGCCGGGACGCCGATCCTTTACGAGCTGCAGGTGCGGTCATGAGCCGGGCGGGCGCCGGCCAGTCCGGCAGCTTCGCCCTAAGCCTAGCCGAGTTCGCCGCGCAGACCAGCGAAGCGATTGATGCCAGTGTGCGCGAGATCATCATCGAGGTCGGCAGCAGCCTGATCCGCATGTCTCCCGTGGGTAATCCGGAGATTTGGGCGCAGAACGCGGTAGCAACCCAGTACAACAAGGCCGTCGACGACCACAACACCGCGCTGCGCGGCGATCCGGCCAGCCTCACAAAGGGCGGCAGGCTGAAGAAAGGCCGCAAGCTCAACGACGGCATGGATATCGTTGCACCGGAAGGATATGTCGGCGGCCGCTTCCGCGCGAACTGGCACATTTCCCTCGGAGTGGTCGAAAGCGTCACCTTCGACGAGGTAGACCCGAGCGGCGCCGAAACCACTGCTGCGCTGGTAGCAGCAATGAGCGACTTCACCGCCGGCCAGATGGCCTACATCATCAACAACTTGCCCTACGCGATTCCGCTGGAGTTCGGTCATTCGACTCAGGCCCCCGGCGGCATGGTCCGGGTAACCGTGGCTCGCTTTCAGCAGATCGTGCAGGAGGCCATCAGGAACAATCAGGTATGAGTCACGCACGCGCCCGTCAGGCCATCGAAACGAAGCTGGCCGCATGGTCGGCTGCGCGTCCAATACGAGTGGCCTACTCGAATCAGCCATTCACGCCAAATCCATCTGAAACTTATCTCCGGGCCTTTCAGCTTCCAGCCAGCACTACCTGTCGGTATCTCGGCGGGGATGCCTACGAATACGCCGGTGTTTATCAGATCAGCATCGTCTGTCCATCTGCCCAGGCCATGGCCACCGCAGAGACGCTTGTTGAAGAGCTGACCCAACTCTTTCGCGTAGACACGCCACTGGCCCGCAACGGGTTCGATGGCCTCATCACGGAACCAGTAGATCAAGGGCCAACAATCACAGAGTCGGCGACCTACACGGTCCCGGCCAGCTTCACCTACTCAGGTGTCGCAGACCAACCGCCCGCTGGGGCATAACCTACCGCCGTCAGGCGGGCATTTAAGAGGAAACACACCATGGCCGCACGCTTTCCGCTGCCGAACGGCGCCGTGCTGGAGATCGCCAGCATTATGGGTTCTGCCGTCGCTTTCACTGCATTGACCAATGCGAAACCGCCGGTCGCTGCCTCAGTAGGGCACGACATTGAAAACGGCGACGTTTTGCTGGTCAACTCCGGTTGGGCGCTGATCAATGACCGCGCAGTAAAGGCGTCCGGCGTAACCGCCGATGCTTTTGCGTTGGCTGGTCTCAACACCACCAACACCGACAAATTCACTGTCGGTGCAGGTTCTGGCTCTGTGATCCCGGTGTCCGGATGGACGCAAATCTCGAAAGTCACTTCTTTCACATCCTCCGGCGGCGAGCAGCAATATCAAACTGTCGGCTACCTGGAAGATGACGACGACAAGCAGTTTCCTACTAACCGCAACCCGACCACGATCACCATCGTGGTTGAGGATCAGCCGACCGCTCAATACGTCGAGACTGTCGAAGGCTTCGACGACACCAAAGAGCTGGCCGTCGTGCGCATGAAGTTGCGTAACGGTGATCAGATCCTCTACCCGGGTTATGTGAGCATCACTCCTGATCCGACGATGGAGCGAAACAACGTCATGACGCGAACCATCAGCATCGGGCTTTCGGCTCGATCGCTCCGTTACTTGGCCGGCGCATAAGGATTTCCCATGGCAAAGATCAGGATCGCCCAGAACCCTACGTTCAAGGCTCTCGTGCACATCCCCATTGTTGGGTGTGAGCCCGAAGCGATCGAGTTTACCTTCAAGTATCGCGACCGACCGGCACTCGCCGCGCTGTTCGACGAGTGGAACCTGAAGGCGAAGGAAATGCGCGAGGGATTCGGGGAAGGCACCACATTGTCAGAAGTCGTTGCTGCTGAAACCGAGTATCAGGTGCAGCAGATCAAGGATCTGGTCGCGGGCTGGGGCTTCGATGACAAGTTCGACGACAAGAGCATCCTCGCCCTTGTGAAGTCATGCCAGGGAACTGCTGAAGCGGTGGTGAGTGCCTACCAGAGCGCATTCAATCAGGCCCGGCTGGGAAACTGAGGGCAGCAGCCGCAGCGTTGTACGAAAGCGGGCCATCTGCTGAGCAGTTGGCAATCCTCGGGCTGACGGCTGCCGATTTGTCGGGTGACGATGTAGAGGTCTGGCCATGCAACTGGCCGGCCTTTCTCCTGTTCAACCGAATGTCCACGCAGTGGCGGGTCGGCACCGGTGGCGCCATCGGCCTTGATTACAACTGCATCCGCGACGTCGCCGGATTCCTCGGCATCAAGAAAAAGAAACTCGCTGAAATCTTCCCTGACCTTCAGGCGCTGGAAGGCGAAGCCCTGCGCGTCATGGCGGAGGAAAGGGAAAACAGCCCGTAAGCACGAGCACTTATTCAAGGTGAGTCGATGAACATTGCAGAACTCGGCGTCAAGATCGACTCGGCCGATGCGATCGAGGCCAAAACGAGCCTGGATGAGATGGCGAAGGCCGGCGGCCGGGCCGAGCAGTCCGCCGTTTCGCTGATGAACGAAATGCAGGCGCTGGAGAAGTCGCTTTCTACCAACGCCAAGACCACACAGGACCTTGCCAAACAGCGCGATGCATTGGCGAAGCTGACCAAGACCGGCGCCTATGGTGAGGCTGAGGCCGCGAAGATCTCTGCGCAGTTCGACAAGCAACAGGTAGCGCTGGCCAAGTCGACCATGGATGAGCAGAAGGCACTGAACAGCCTGTTGGGCGCCATTGACCCGGCCCGCGCCGCACTGGCGAAGCTGGACACCCAGGTTGAGCAACTGGGCAAACATCTGGATGCCGGCCGGATCAGCCAGGACGAGTACAACACTGCCCTGAGCAAGATCGACAAGGACTACGACAAACTCAACAAAACCACCACCGGCTTCGACAAGCTGCGCCTCGGCACGCGTCAGGCACAGGAAAACGTCGTGCAATTGGGGAATGCGCTTTCATCTGGTGACTGGGGTAGCGGCGTTCGCGCAGTCGCACAATTGGGCGCTGGTGCGGGTGAGGGAGCGGCGGGACTACTAGCCATTCTTGGCCCACTTGCGTTGGCCACCGCTGCCGTGGGTGGACTGGCATACGCTTTTTATAAGGGCAGCGAGGAGCAGGACAGCTACAACAAATCGTTGATTCTTACCGGCAACTACGCCGGCGTGAGTGCTGGACAGCTAGGCGATATGGCGCGCCAGGTGAGCGCCACAGTTGGCACCACCGGCCAAGCAGCAGCCGTGCTGGCTCTGCTGGCCGATAACGGAAAGATCGCCGGCGAGAGCTTCACCGGCATCACCCAAGCCGCCGTGTCGATGCAGGAAGCGACAGGCAAGGCAGTGAGCGAGACAGTTGCCGAGTTCTCCAAGCTCGCCGACGACCCGGTCAAGGCGTCTGCCGCGCTGAATGAGCAGTACCACTACCTAACCGCTTCGGTTTACTCGCAGATCACCGCGCTGGAGAAGCAGGGCGACCATGCCGGCGCCGTGAAGCTGGCCACCGAGTCGTTCGCTGATGCAATCAACGAGCGCACACCGCGAATCCTCGAGAATCTGAGTTTCTGGGAGAAGGGCTACAACGCCGTTGCCCGGGCTGCTGATGGGCTGAAGAATATCGGGCGCAGCGATATCGGCGCCGATATCGAGCAAGCTCAACGCGACTTGGCGAGTGCTCAGGCAGGCAATGTCGGCCTGTTCCAGAACAAGCAAGAGATGATCGATCTCTACCAGAATCGTCTCAATATGCTTGAGGACCAGAAAGCGGCAGAAGCCGATATCGGCAAGTGGCAGGGAGAGCAGGCGAAAGCTCAGGGCGATGCCGTCTCCTCAATGGCGAAGGTCGACGCACTCACCAAGTCAGCATGGACGAATGAGCAGAAGCGTACCGATGCGATCAAGGAGTACAAGCGGCAGCTCGAAGACATCCGCAAGGTAGCACCGAACGACCCGCGCCTGAATCAGGCCGCAATCGACAAGAACCTGGCGAACATCAATGACCAGTTCAAGGACGCGAAAGCGGCAGGTACTCAGGTCGATCTGACCGGATTCAACAACGCCAAGAACAACCTCGCAGCCATCAGCGAAGAGTACAAAAACGCCCAGAAGGAACTGGACGCAGCACAGAAGACCGGACTCATTTCTCAAGCCGACTACGCCCTGAAGCGAGAAGCGCTGATCGGCAACGAGCGCGACGAGGTGACCGCGGCCTATGAGGCGGAGATCGCCGCGCTGGAAGCCGCGAAGGCGAAGAAGACAACCTCTGCTGCGCAAAGCATCCAACTGGACCAGAAGATCGCCGACGCCCGCGCGGGCATGGTCAAAGCGCAGAAGGACGCGGACAGCCAGCTTGGTGTTCTGGCCACAAATGAGACCGGCCGCCTTGCTCGACAAGAGCGAGCGATCATGACCTACGTTCAGGCCCTGGCTCAGCAACAGCGAGCGCTGGAACTGGCAGGGCAGCGAGCCGTTCTCGGCGTAGGGCAGGGCGATCGACAGAACGCGCTCAACAACGAGCTGAACAGCCAGCAGGATCGGTTCGCTCAGCAGTCGCTGGAACTGGCAAATCAGAAGTCCGACCCGTCGCGGAACATGTCGGAGGAGGAGTTCAGCCGGAAATCGCAGGCTCTCGCCTACGCGAACAAGGCTGCCACCGACCAAATTCGTCAGAACTACGCAGATGTGGAGGCGGCGCAGGGTGATTGGACCAAGGGCGCGACATCGGCCTGGGCCAACTACTTGGATTCGGCGAGCAACATTGCCGGCCAGACGAAAACTCTGTTCGGCAACGCCTTCAGCTCGATGGAAGACGCGGTCGTCAACTTCGCCATGACCGGGAAGCTATCGTTCGCCGACTTCACTAAGTCGATTCTGGCGGACATGGCGCGGATCGCGACCCGTCAGGCCAGCTCTGCGCTGCTGAGCAGCCTCGTCGGCGCTGCCACCAGTTACTTCACGGGCGGTGGTGGCGGGAATGGGCTGGCGGCCGGATCAGCAGGTGCGACGTCGTCGAATCTCGGCGCGTCCTCGGCGGGCTACTCCAGCAACTACTTCCCGCAAGCGCTCGGCGGCGCCTGGTCGTCCGGCGTGCAAATGTTCGCCAATGGCGGCGCATTCACCAACAGCATCGTCAGCACACCGACCGCCTTTGGGATGACCGGTGGCCGAGCGGGCGTCATGGGTGAGGCGGGGCCGGAGGCGATCATGCCGCTGACCCGGACTTCCAGCGGCAAGCTGGGTGTTCTCGCCGCCGGCGGTGGCTCCGGGACCGCGATCAGCATCAACGCACCGGTCACGGTGGTGACACAGGACCGAGGCTCTGAAGGGATGCAGATCGACCAGCAGGCACTGTCGAGAAACCTGCAATCGCAAATGCAGGCCGTGGCCGAGAAAGCCGTCGCTGACTCTTGGCGCGCGGGCGGTACCAGCTTCAGAAATGCAAATGGGAGGGCCTGATGGCCATCGAGAAATTCACCTGGCCAACCGAGCGCGGGGAAACACCCGATATCAATTATCGGGTGCGCACCTCGAAGTTCGGCAACGGCTACGCGCAGAACGTCGGCGACGGCCCGAACAACAAAGAGGACTCCTATCCAGTTACGTGCGTCGGCCAGAAGGCCGTGGTGAAGCAGATCATGGCGTTCCTCGACCGGCACGCCGGGGCAAAGGCGTTTCTCTGGACGACCCCGCTCGGCGAACTCGGACTGTTCACCTGTAAAAATCCGGCTCCCACACCAATGGGTGGCGGCGTCTTCAAACTCACCGCCACGTTTGAGCGGGCATTCCGACCATAAGGGGCAAACATGCCGCTGATCAGTGACATTCAGGTGCTTGAGCCTGGCAGCGAAGTGCTGCTCTTTGAGTTGGACGGCACGGAGTACGGCGCGGACGTGCTGCGCTTCCATGGGCACGCGATCCCGCACACCACGGCCGAGCTGATCGCCTCCGGCGACAATGTCGACCAACTGCCGGCGAAGGCCATCTACTGGCAGGGCAACGAGTACAGCGCCTGGCCAATGCAGATCGAAGGCATAGAGGCGAACGGGGATGGTACTGCGGTTCGACCGACGCTGTCGGTGGGCAACGTCAACGGGCGCATCACCGCGCTCTGTCTGGCGTTCGAAGATCTGCTCGAATTCAAGCTGACGATGCGCCACACGCTGGGCACGTACCTGGACGCGACGAACTTCCCGGCCGGCAACCCAACTGCGGATCCGACCCAGGAGACGATCGAGGTCTGGTACATCGACCAGAAAACGAACGAGGACGGGGAGAATGTCAGTTGGGAGTTGGCCAGCCCGGGCGACGTCGGTAACGAGTCCATCGGCCGGCAGGCTACGACGCTTTGTCACTGGGCGCTGACGGGGGGATACAGAGGCCCAGACTGCCAGTACACAGGCCCCTATTTCGATATGGAAGGTAATCCCACGGACAACCCAGAGAAAGACCAGTGCAACGCACTGCTTACCACTGGCTGCGAGTGTCGGTTCGGGGCAGGAAATCCTTTAAATTTTGGTGGGTTTCCTGCGGTGAGTTTGATCGCAAGGAGCTGATAGAATAGGCCTGTGCGGCTAGGTTGATCCCCGAAAAGCCGGCCCCTAACCGGCCTGCCGCACTCCATTAGTTAGGAATTCATACTGTAGGGGTGTGAAATGAAAGGCAAAAAGACAGACCTGCTCGGCAGGTTGTTCGGCCGCTTGACTGTGACTGAAGAGTCGCCATCCGTAGGGCGCAAAGCGCACTGGGTGTGCCGCTGTGAATGCGGAACCGTCAAGGTTGTTGGCGCGGATGCTTTAATCAGAGGGGCCACACTTTCATGCGGCTGCCTAAAGAAAGAACTTGCTACGACGCATGGGCTGTTTGGTCATGAGCTTTATCAGACCTGAGCCAATATGCGAGATCGATGCGAGAACGAAAAATGCAAAGATTTTCCAAACTACGGGGCTCGCGGCATACGCGTATGCGATGAGTGGAAAGCTTTCGCTGTGTTCGTCAGTGACATGGGCCCGCGGCCAAAAGGGCACACCATTGAGCGTGTTGATGGAAGCATGGGGTATTCGCCAGGCAATTGTGTTTGGGCAACAACGCAAACACAGAACAGAAACAAAAGGACGAACCTAACGCTGCGTCTTGGTGATACCGAAATGTGCGCCAGTAGGTGGGCAGAGCAAACAGGAATACCGCTGCACGTTATCTGCGAGCGGAAAGCTATCGGATGGTCTGACGAGGATGCGGTGACGAAATCCGTCAGGCGCTATACCAAGAAAACAGCATAACAAAGGGCGCTTAGGCGCCCTTTTTATTGGACTCATAAAAATGCAGAAGAACCTCCTCAAGGCATTTACCGATCACGCTGCAGAAGCGTATCCGAATGAAGCGTGCGGGCTTGTGGTTCGTGACGGCAGGTCGCGGAGATACATCAGGTGCACGAACGCGGCCAAGGACAGGTCTGAGCAGTTCAGTATTCCACCGGAGGAGTACGCGGCGGCTGAGGATATTGGGGAAGTCCTTGGGGTATTTCACAGCCACCCGGACGCGACGAGCCGACCTTCTCCGGCAGACCTTGCCATGTGCTGCGCTACGGCTTTGCCATGGTGGATTCTCAGCTGGCCTGAAGGAGACTTCAGGGAAGTGCTGCCGGAGCCGCTAACTCCGCTGCTCAAGCGCCCATTCGTCCACGGCGCCTGGGACTGCTGGCAGGTGTGCGCCGATTGGTACAAGCGCGAGTGGGGGCTGGAGTTCGAAGCTTTCAAGCGTGCCGATGGCTGGTGGGAGAGCAAGGACAGCACCAGTCTTTACGAGGCGAACTACGAGGCCGCCGGCTTCTACCGCGTCGACCAACCACAGCGTGGCGACATGATCGTGATGGAAGTTGGGCGCACGGTTTACCCGAACCATGCTGGGATCTTTCTCGGCACTGATCCCGCGCTGCCAGGTGAGGAGGCTGCGACGTTCGGCCCCGGGCCGTTCCTGCTCCACCACCTGTACGGCAGGCCGTCAGAGGTCATAGTTTTTGGTGGCCCTTGGCTGGATAGAACTCGCCTGATTCTCAGGCACAGAAATGCAAAGCCGGCAAAATGACGCGGCACGGCCGCAGGAGTTACAAATGAACAAACCGTTTGCTATCGATGAAAATGGACGAACTTACATTAACGAATCGGAAATCCTGAAAGGCCAGATGATCGTCTCGGCTGCCGGTATTTCTTTACCGGCTGATTTTGCGGAAAAGGCGCAAGAGAAAGCCGACCTGTTAGAGCGCCGGCTTGCTCGGCTGGAAAACGAGCTTGGCCTTAATCCACTCAGCTAGGCTGGCGCGCCGACTTGAAAAGCTGAGATATCAGGTTGGCGTTTGGTCGGACACCGAAAGCCGATCCCAGTGATTTCGATATGGTCATCGCACGCGCTTCGGCCGCCGCTATGCCTTCCTCGCCCTGAGACGCGTGGACTTGAGCGAGCAAGCCATAAACCATGGCCGTGAGAGCTTGAATGTCAGCGGCATGAGAGTTCACAACCTTTTGGATCTCACGATATTGTTGCGTTTCCACATTAACCTCCAGGTCATTAACGCGCCGAGATTGGCGCAATCCCAGTCCTTGGGCTTGCAGGCAAAGGACTGGGAAATCCTTCAAATGGCATGTAGTAGTTTCAGCATGTCGACAGTTTTGAACTGCAGATCTTGCGATGAATGAATGTAATCGCAGATGAGAGGAAGCATTGCCCATCGCTCTTTGTCGATTGGCTTGCCCGGAGGGACAAATCGGTTCGCAAAGTCATCAGCATCGATTGAGCTACCTTCAAGCACGTCGAATATGAATAATCGAAAATGAAAGGCACCGTTCGGCACCTCAGGCATTTCTCTGAACGCATGCCTGAGCAGGTCTGCTCTCTGGGGGTTAGATAAAGCCAATTACGCCACTCCTGTGTATGGCTGAAAGCTACTATGGAGAGACAAGGCATTGCTACTGGGAATTCGTACAGGCAACTTCTGCGACAAGTTCCTCTCGACTACTTTTTTGAGGATAGTTCTGGTGTCAAGATCGGTAGAGTTAAAGCTTGCAACCTCTAGCGATGAGGCGTGGGCGACCAATCTGTTAAGAGTGAGTGGCCCGTGTGGAGTTAGCTCTGTCCGGAGTGATTCTCTTGAACATGATGAAGTCGTTTATTTAATAGCCGAAACTGGAAACTTCGTCGGATTTATCACCTACCGAAAGATTGGTAGCCAATTATTTAACCTCTTTGTCTCGCCCCAGCATAGGAAGAATGGCGTGGGGAGGCTTGCGGTTGCGAAGCTCGTTTCCGAAATGCGAGATCGCGGAATATTGCAGCTCACCGTCAACTCAGTGGATGAGTCAGTACCGTTTTGGACGAAGACGTTTCGGCAGTATCAGGTTCAGATGGAAGGAGACAACAAATTTATTGTGTGTATTTCATCTATCCCGTGATCCGCTCGAAATCGTCGCTCACCCGGACTTCTTGCACTTCCCTAAGCAGTGCTACATTGCCGGTTTTCCCACAGGAGTGACCTGCATGAAACTGATCGTAGGAGCGCTGGCGGTAGCGCTGTTGGCGGGGTGCTCGTCGCCCGGAGATGTGAAGAAGAACGATCCGACCATCAGCGCATCCACCAATAAATCAGCCAAGAAGTACGCTCTGTGCGTATTCCCGAAGTGGCAGGAGCAGCGCTCGACTTCGACCATGTCTGAGACGGAGAACGGCTATCGGCTGGTCGTTGCTACTGACATGATGACCGATGAGGTGCTTGAAGTTTCCAGCGCTGGAACAGGCAGCAAAGTCGCACTGTATCAGCGGTTGCCGTGGTCAAAAATGTGGGGCCGCGCGGCACTTGAGGCAGCAGTTCGCGAGTGCCTGTAAACCGAGCAATTTATCAAAACCGCCAATTGGCGGTTTTTTTTCGTCAGGAGATAACCCATGGCGGCCGCAACAATTTCTAAACCATCAATGACCACCATTCTCTTATCTGGCCCGCTGGCAAGGCTATTCGGACGCGTGCATTACCGAGAGCTTGGCAGTAAATCGGTTGGCGAAGCGTTCCAGGCATTGAAATGCACAATCGACGGGTTCGAAGGGGCGATCAAGGATCTGGACCGGCGTGGTATGCGATTCGCGATATTCCGAAATCGGAAAAATGTGGGCGAAAAAGATTTTGCACTCGGGGGCGCTCAGGAAATTCGAATTGTTCCGGTGATTTCAGGAAGCAAGCGCGCTGGTGTACTTCAAACAATCATCGGCGTCGTGCTGATTGCCGCATCATTTTTTGCTGGTGGCGCTGGTCCCTCTCTGTTCTCCGCTGGTTTGGCAATGACTGCCGGCGGCGTGATCCAGATGCTCAGCCCTCAAGCCTCAGGCCTGAAGCAAAGCGCATCTCCTGAAAACGCCCCGTCCTACGCCTTCGGCAGCGCCAAAAACACCACTGCCAGCGGCAACCCGGTACCGATCTGCATCGGCGAGCGCCGGTGGGGTGGGATGATTATCTCAGCCTCGATCCTGGCGGAGGACAAGGCATGACCAAAGTGACCTACAGCATCACCATCCACGACCTGCATCGACTTGAAGGTGGAGTGGTTTGTGTCGACGAAGCAGTGGTGGCCGTTCTGGACAACGGGCGCGAAATCCATCGAGAGCGCTTCTTTGGCAAATGCACATCGCCAAGCGGCTACACGCGAAAGTACCGCGGTAAGCCCGGTCTTAACGCCGCACTGATCTCTGGCAATTGCCGCATGGGTTTTAGCTTGAGTGAGCCGGCAAAGGCTGCTCCAGCCCACCCATAAAATCGTCAGAACCAAGCCGGTGAGAGCCGTATTCGACTCGATACCTAGGCCCGCGAGATTGCGCCTCGGCTTCAGCTGCCTCCTTAGAGGCGTAGATGTCTACGAATCGCCATGGCGAGCTTTGCACAACGCCCCAACCCAGCACGCAGTCTGCGTTATCCGGATCTTTCGGAAGGTTTTTAGCGAGGCTTCTGATTGACATGGCCGATCCTTGGTTGTGAGAAAGCAGGAAATTACTACTCCGCAACGTGTGGTCGTTACTGGCATTTCATCCACGCTGTATGGACACCCACACCGCCCGCGAGGCGGTTTTTTTATGCCTGGAGGAAAGAATGGGCGCAGCAGCACAGATCGATATCAGCGGCGAGAAGGGCGGCAGCAGCAAGCCGAAGTCGCCGACCGAAGCCAGCGACAGCCTGCGCTCGACCAACCTGGCAAAGCTGCTGATCGCCGTGGGCGAGGGGGAGTTCGATAGCGTCCCGACCGATTACGACATCTACCTGGACAACACGCCGATCCGCGATGCCAGCGGCAACTACAACTTCCCGAACGTGAAGTGGGACTGGCGGCCAGGCTCTGTGGATCAGACTTACATCCCCGGCATTCCGTCGGTGGAGAACGAGACCTCGTTGAACATTGAGCTGCGCAGCGATTCGCCGTGGGTGCGCTCGATCACCAACACCCAGCTTTCCGCCGTGCGCATGCGTTTGGCTTGGCCAGCGCTGCAAAGGTCTGATGACCAAGGCAACGTCGGCGGCTACCGCATCGAATACGCGATCGACGTGTCCACCGACGGCGGTACCTATCAGCAAGTGCTGGTGGACGCCGTCGACGGCAAGACCACCACGCGCTATGAGCGCTCGCGCCGCATCGATTTGCCGGACGCCACCACGGGATGGCAGATCCGCGTGCGCCGCCTGACCCCGAACCAGAACACCAACAAGATCGCCGACACCATGCTGGTGGCCGGTTATACCGAGGTGATCGACGCGAAGCTGCGATACCCGAACACCGCGCTGCTCTACATCGAGTTCGACGCCGAGCAGTTCACCAACATCCCGGCGGTGACCGTGAAGTGCAAGGCACGGCGCTGGATGGTGCCGAGCAACTACGATCCGATTCAGCGCACCTACACCGGGACGTGGGACGGCTCGATGAAATCGGCCTGGACCAACAACCCGGCGTGGATCACCTACGGCATCTGCACCGAAGAGCGTTTCGGTCTGGGCAAGCGTATCAAGCCTTTCATGGTCGACAAGTGGGAGCTGTACCGGATCGCCCAGTACTGCGATCAGTTGGTGCCGAACGGCCTCGGCGGGCAGGAACCGCGCTTCCTCTGCGACATGAACCTGCAGGGCAAGGCTGACGCTTGGTCACTGCTGCGCGATATCTCGGCGATTTACCGGGGCATGACGTACTGGGCGCAGGGCCAGCTGGTGATGCAGGCCGACATGCCGCGCGCGCAGGATTTCGACTACGTCTTCACCCGGGCCAACGTTATTGACGGCAAATTCTCGTATGGCAGCGCCTCGGCTAAGACCCGGTACACCCGGGCGCTGGTCAGCTACGACAACCCAGCGAACAACTTCGACACCGACGTGATTCCGTTCGCTGACCTGAATCTGCAGCGCCGTTACGGCGACCGGCCGACAGAGCTGAGTGCCATTGGCTGCACCCGCGCCTCCGAGGCCCAACGCCGCGGCAAGTGGGCGATCTTGAGCAACAACCAAGACCGCACTGTGTCGTTCAAGACCGGCATGGAGGGCGTGATTCCGCTGCCGGGTCACATCATCCCTGTAGCTGACTCGTTGCTGGCGGGCCGTGAAGTCGGCGGCCGGATCTCGGCGGTGGCAGGGCGGGTGATCACGCTTGATCGTGACACCCAGGCCAAGGCCGGTGATCGTTTGATCATCAACCTGCCCGGCGGCCGCGCTGAAGGTCGCACCGTGCAAAGCGTCAACGGCCGCGCCGTGACCGTCACGGTTGCCTACAGCGAACTGCCGGTGGTGCAGTTGCAATGGGCGCTCGACGCCGATGACTTGGCCATTCCGTTGTATCGCGTGTTGCGCACCAAGCGAACCACCGAGGGCGACTACGAAATCAGCGCGCTCCAGTTCGAGCCGAGCAAGTTCGCGTTCATCGACACCGGCGCACGCCTGGAAGAACGTCCGATCAGCGTGATACCAATCACGGTCGTTCCGGCGCCCGCCAGCGTTTCGTTGTCATCGATTTCATCGGTGGTGCAGGGCCTGGCCGTGGCCACCATGACCATCAGCTGGCCTGCGGTGGATGGCGCCGTCGGCTATGACGTGGAATGGCGCAAGGACAGCGGCAACTGGATAAAGCTGCAGCGCACCGGTATGACCAACGTGGACGTGGTCGGGATTTATGCCGGCGCATACGTGGCCCGCGTTCGCGCGGTGAGTGCGTTCGATATCTCGTCGATTTGGCGTAATTCGATCCTGACCAACCTCAAGGGGAAGGAAGGATTGCCGCCGGCTGTGTCGTACCTGACGCCGACCAGTCTTGTTTACGGCATTCGGATGGCGTGGGGCTTCCCACCAGGCGCAGAGGACACCCAGCGAACTGAGATCTGGTACAGCAAAACGACCTCTCGGGATGATGCGATCAAGCTCGGTGACTTCGCCTATCCGCAGGCATCGCACGAAATGCAAAACATCCTTGCCGGTGCAAGTTTCTTTTTCTGGGCGCGCCTCATCGATCGGACTGGAAACATCGGGCCATGGTATCCACAAGGTATCGGCGTCAACGGCCAAGCAAGTTCTGATCAAACCGAGTACGAGAAATATTTCTCCGGACAGATCGGCGATTCCGCGCTTGGCAAGCGGCTTGGCGATCGCATAAGCCTGATTGATGGTCCGGCGGACTTACCGGGATCGGTGAACAACCGCATTCAGGTCGTAACCGGTGAGGTTGATGCAATCTCGGAAAAAGTCGACGGCGTGTTTGCCCAAGTGAATCCACCGATGGCGGGTGAAACTGAGGGCTTCGCCGGATCGACGGAAGCCTTCGTCGGCGTCTGGTCATTGCAGTCTGCCGTGATCGAAGGCGATGTAGCCACCGGCAAGCGTGTCGACACCGTTCAGGTTGAGATGGGCAAGAACAGCGCCGTCATTCAGCAGGTCAGCCAGGCGCAAGTTGCAGCGGATGGCAAAGCATCGACCATGTGGTCTGTGAAGATGCAGATTGACTCCAACGGTCGATACGTTGCCGCTGGAATCGGTCTCGGGATAGAGAACGGCCCCGCAGGATTACAGAGTCAGTTCATCGTCAGCGCTGATCGCTTTGCTGTCGTCAACAGCATCGCCGGCGGGCCTCTGGCAGTTCCCTTTGTCGTACAAAACGGCCAGACCTTTATCAGCTCCGCATTCATTGCCGACGGCACGATCACCAACGCCAAGATCGGCAGCTACATCAGCTCCACCAACTACATCGCCGGCCAGCAAGGCTGGATTCTGAACAAAGACGGCACGCTTGAAATCAACGGCATCGTTCCTGGTCAAGGGCGCTTAGTGATCAATTCGCTGAACGTCTCGGTCTACGACGCCAATAACGTGCTGCGCGTCCGTCTCGGCTATCTGGGGTGATAAATGGCATATGGAATGAGGATCTGGGGCGCCGATGGCGCGCTCCAGATCGACGAAAACTCGTTCACTATTCGGGTGGTGCTTTCAACGTTAGTGACATTCACTGGAGGGAAGTCAAATCAGGACTTTGCGGTGCCTGGAGTTGGCCCCTCAAATGGCGCCGCGATTGTTGTCCCTGTCGGTACCTACACTGATCAGCAACAGCAGTTTGAAACCGAGCTGGTCGATAACGTGGCCCGGGTTTACAACCATACAAGAGGCTACGCCGCGAGCTATGTCGCGACCGGGACGATGCGACTGATCGTCATGAGGTTCAACTGATGGCGTACGGACTAGAGTTTAGGAACAACAGCAATGTGGTAACCATTGATTCTGAATTCGCCAGGTTAATGGTGATTTCGAGTGGGAGGTATGCGCCGACGGAAGAAGGGGGCATGGGCTCAACGAATTACTTCGCAAGGCCGGTGACATCACAGGAGCCGCCGCTAGTATTCGTCCGCCCGGATACTGTCGCCGGCGTCGCCGGACTCAGCAGCATGAGATTGATCGGCTCCGCAGGCAACTGGACCGGATTCTATGTTCGCGCGTACAGCAACGCCACGGCCCAGCCTAATGGCCGCTACTTCGTCGCCGCGTTTGCTGCTCAAGCGGTGGCACAGTACGGCATGCGGCTCTGGGACGGATCTGGAAAAATGCTCTTCGACTCAGGTACACCCAATGCCAGTTTCACGCGAGCTATCCAAAACTGGACTTATGTGAAGTCGGATCAATCCGACCAGGGACTGTACCGAAACTACTACTCGGTACCATTCAATTTTCCCCAAGACGAATTCATTCTGATCAACAACTTCGGCATGAGCATGGTGTCCGGCGGGAACATCCCAAGACAGCTGTACTGTACGTGGGATTTTGCGGCAAATACGCTCTACGCCATCACCTCTGCCGCCAATAATCCCTTCGCATTTTTCCTCCCCGCAATGTTTGCCAAGATGGCCGTGTAATCGCGCGCGCCCAACCTCTCAAAATCAGGAACTTGTAATGTCCAAGCAGACGATCACTCTCGGCTCTGCGCCTACAGGCGTGGGCGGCGATACGCCTCGAAGTGCGTTCACTAAAACACAGAGCAATTTCGACGAACTTTATGCAGCGCTTGGCGCCAGTGGTAGCCCGCTTGTGCTTCCGGCAGCACTCCCGATTGCTCAAGGCGGGACCGGCGGAACAACGCAGCCGACAGCCCGAGCCGCGCTGGGCATAAAGTCCGGCGACGTTCGCTGGAAATCGAATACCAGCAACGTAACCATTCCGAACGGCACCTACACCACAATAAACTGGACCAACGACGTCTACGGTGTAGGGGGAATTCACAGTCAGACTTCAAACTCAGATGCGTTCGTTTTGCCAGTAGGAATTTTCTTGGTGTCGGCGACGCTGACTTACGACTACGCCGCAAATGGTCGGCGTGGTCTGCGCTTCACACTGGGTAACGCCGCTTTTGCTGGATGCTTCCTGCTTTCACCGGTGACACCTTCGGGTTCAACCGTGTTGACGCTCACGATTATTATCAGGGTAACCGCTGCAGGTACGATTCTGAGGGTTCAGGGTTTTCAAGACAGTGGCGCCGATCTAAACGCGGCGTTGAGTGGCGGCAGCAACCTCGAAATCTTTCAGCTTGGAGATGCCTGATGGCGACCATTGTCGTTCCACCCAACTATGACCTGGTCAAGATCGCCACTTCGGCGGGCCAGCCAGACCCTGAAATGCGCTCCTATCACGACGGGGTTCTCGAGGTTCTGGGGGTGACCCAGAAAAAACTGACCGCAGCTCTGGCGAATTACAGCTATTCAGAGACTGAAGTCGAGGTTGCCACCCTGAGCGCGATATCCAAACGCGATCAGCTGTTGGAATCAGCAGATAAGGCGACGGCCGGAATGTCTGACGCGTTCATCGCCGGCCTGTTGGACGAAGCTGACACCCAGCGGTTCAAGAGCTTCGCCGCTTATAAGCTGGCGCTGAGGAACATCAGTGCGCAGGACGGGTACCCGACAGCAATCGATTGGCCCCTCAATCCCGCCTGATCAAGCCAAACACCGCAACCCGCCATCGAGCGGGTATTTTTTTGCCTGGAGAAAATTATGAGTGCCACTGAAAGAGAGCGCGACATCCTCGCCCGCACCATCTGGGGTGAGGCTCGCGGGGAGGGAACGGCCGGACAGATCGCCGTCGCCTGGACGATCCGCAACCGCGTTTTCGATGGAAAGGAAAAGTCTTGGTGGGGGGAGGGGTATGCAGGGGTGTGCCAGAAACCCTACCAGTTCAGCTGCTGGAACAAGACCGACCCGAACTATCAGTTCCTGATCGGCGTGAAGCAGATCCCGTTCCGCGAGCTGGCGCAATGTCGAATCGCTGCTGACCAGGTGATCGACGGCAAGGTGCCTGATCCTACCGGCGGCGCCACGCACTACTACGCCACCAGCATCAAGGCACCGGCCTGGGCGGCGAAGGCAAAGCAGACGCTCAAGTTGGGCGGCCACGTTTTCTTCAAGGATGTGCCGTAATGGTCGTGCCGTGGAAAGCGGTGGGCGCGCTGGCAATGGTGGTGATCGGCGCCGGCAGTGCCTGGCAGTTTCAGGACTGGCGCTTCGGCAAGCAGTTGGCCGAACAGGCCCAGCAGCACGCCAAAACCCTCAATCAACTGACCCAGGCCGCTGCCACCGCAGAGAAGGCTGAGCAGGACAAGCGGCTGGCGCTCGAGCAGCGGCTGGCGGCCAGTGAGCAAACCCACTTCAGGAAAATGACTGATGCCCAACGTGATCAAGATCGCTTGCGCGATCGCCTTGCCACTTCTGATCTGCGGTTGTCAGTCCTCCTCGACGCAACCGACGCTGCCAAAGGCTGTGGTGTGCCAGCCGCCTCCGGCGCCGGCGGCGTGGATCATGCAGCCTTACGAGCCCGACTTGACCCGGCGCATGCTCAACGAGTTATCGCCATCACCGATACAGGCGACCGGGGACTGATCGCGTTACAGGCGTGCCAGTCGTATGTCAGGGCGCTGGAGCAATAAACAAACTGAAACGACCTCTGCTGGCAGATTGATATTCTCTAGATTAAATTGATCTCCCCTATCATTTGTTACAGCTAAAAAGGAAGTCAGCAGTGAAATTAAGAATCGATTCAGTTCATGGTCATGGCGATCACAAAGAAGAGCGAGTTAGGTTGACCGCATTAGAAGATTGCAATTTGCATTACTACATGATTTCCGACGCGACTTTCGCCAAGGGTGGCGGGCTCTCAAACAAGCACCGGCATTCTAAGTGGTTCGACCCGAAGGAAGTAAAGAAAGGGGATAGAGTGGTGCTTTATACCCGAAAGGGTAAGGACGTGACTGTCAAGAGTGATGGTGGAGTCGTATGGCACAAAGTGTATTGGGGGCTTAACTCTGGAGTGTGGAATGACGATGGTGACGCTGCAGTTCTGATCAATATTAATGCGTGGAACAGCACGGCAGTGAAGTAAAGTTCGTACCACTTTTTTGTACCGTTCTTGCGTTTTTTCAAGGGGGCGGGGGGCTGAATGCCTCCTGAAGTCCATTAAAATCGCCCAAGCCAAAAACGCCAGCCAATCCACATATAACGTCCTTCGCGCGTGGAGGGCTGACTGAGTCGCAGGCTTGCCAGCATTATGTGCGGAACCTGCAGCTCTGATGGCCTCACGCCATTCTTGCGAGAGCTCCAGTCGTAAACCATCATTCAGATTCGAATTGTGTGATTGGTGGAAATGGACAAACAGCTGGCTGGCTACTCAATTGTGATGACGATTGTCTGGGTTTCAGTCGTTCTTTCTGTCATTTATTGGATGTCGTAGTGAAGGTAATAGGTGGCTGACGTGGAAGGCGTGGTGCTGAGCGAGAAAATGAAGCGAGAGGCGGACCGGCTGCTGGCGCAGATTGTCAGGGCCGATTCGATGATCATTGCTGTAAAGGCGGGAGCGCGGGCTGATGGCTTCGTGCTTGGGCTGGAAACCGGCGGGACTTTGCGCGCCGGCGATGCGGAAAGGCTGTACATCATTTTTGAGGCCGCGCTGGTGGAGCGCCTGAAAACTCTGACGCACAGTTGATCAATCGACTGGCTTGATCAGGTCCGGACCCTGGTTCCGGACATTCCCCACTGCTCGGTCAACCTTGAACCACTCGAAAACCTCTGTCGGCTCACCCTGGTGCAGCACCATCTGTTCGGCGCGATCTTTCGGTGTGGCCGGATCCAACCATTCCCGTGCGAGTTCAGGCGATAACGCCACCGGCCGCCGGTCGTGGATATCAACCATTCCGCCGGCACTGTCGGCGGTGATGATCACAAAGCCATCATGCTCGCTTGGGTCATGCTCGTTATTCGGGTATTGGCCGATAGCAGCGCAGAGAATGGGTGACTGATCACGGTGACGGATTAGGTAAGGCTGCTTCTTAGGGCCTCCCTCATCAACCCACTCGAACCAATTGTTGATTGCGATGATCGCCCGGTTCGGCCAGATTGCACGGAAGAAGGGGCCGTGCGCCACTTTTTCGACCCTGGCGTTGATCGGCGCCGCGCGATCCTTTGCCCAATGCGGGCGCCACCCCCAACGCACCATATCGGCGTGGAGGAACTCGCCCTCTTGGTGAAACAGCGCGAGCTGAGACGTAGGTGCCGCGTTGTAGCGTTCTAGCGGTTGTTCATTGACAGTGCTGATCAAAGCGTTCGGCATGCTGAGCGCCTCCACGAAGTCATGAATGCCGCTGTATTGGGTAAGTCGTCCGCACATTGTCAGGCCCTCGCATGATCTCTCAGCGTAGACCCGCTGCCGTTTTCTTTACAAAACCTTTTCCGGCGCAGGTCGGACAATCCTCCCGGGCATCAAAGCGATCGAGGCAGGTGGGGCACATGCAGAAGGCCGCCGACTCAATGTGGGGCCGCACCTTTTCAAAAGCGTGCAGATCGCGTTCTTCATGTGCGACTTGCGCTGCGTCTATAAGCGCTCGATAGGCGTCAGCGTCAGAGAGAGGGTGGTGGGTGATGCCGGCGATCATTCGTTCGGTCTCGACCAGCTGATACCGGCGCCCATTCATTTCCAGCACCAAGCCTGTAATCCGTCCAATCTTTCGGGAAAGTCCCAAGGTTAGCCGCACACCATCCGCGTCAGAGTAGACCTTGCCGTCGTAGGCGAAGGAAGCGCCGCGCGGCTCATCACTTTCGAAGTTGAAGATTGACCGGCTGATAGTGCCCAGCAGATTCCCGTTGTCGATCTGAACGACGTCATAGGTAGAGGCGCCGCGGTAGTGCCCGGGCGAGTTCTGCAGCTCCTCGACGGCGTGCCAGTACGCGGCGTCTGCCATTTCGTTCATGTCGAACTGCTCAAGCTGATCAATCAGGCCCTCATCGAGGAGCGTCGCCGCCATCTCGCGGAGGGTTTCCCTGTGCCCCTCTGGGTTTTGTAGGCGGAAGTCCTGATCATCGAGAGTTGCGCGCCATCGCTGGAGTCGGAGGGTTTTCGCTTGGTCGAAATTCATGAAACGGGATTCACTGTACGAACGCTGTATGTATGTACAGTAATCGAGCTGCGTCGAGCAGGCGAGGGGGAGTCGACGAACAGCAGGGGAAGCTGCTTTTTGTCTAAAGGCGCCTCCGTGCCTGAGCGTTTCGATCCTAAACTGAAGTTAAGTGTTTTTTCGAAGGGGATGATTGGGCTGAAGTAGATCTGTTACAGCCATCACTAGCTCATCCATAGACCAAGGCTTTTCTAAGTAAATTGTTGAGGATGGGATCTCCAGGGGATCTAGCGCGTAGCCAGAAGTGAGAATCGTAGCTGTATCGGGCCACTTTGCCTTGACCAACGCTATGAGTTCTGCGCCTTGAAGTTGACCAGGTAAGCCGTGGTCCGAAATCACAAGAGGACAATTCTCTTGCATGCTCAGCAAGTGTTCAAAGGCGCTGTCTGCGGTGTCGAAAGCCAGGCACTGAAGACCGATCTCGGTCAAAATCTCAACCATCAATAATCGAATTGTCGGGTCGTCCTCTACGACGATCACGAATCCGGATACAGGAGAAAGCTTGCCCCATTCTTCGTTCATGTGATTGTTCCTGTATCCACCATTTTTGCTGCACGAGCATTGTCGGTTCCCAGTTTAGGCCTCTTCTCAATATCCGATTTGGTTGAAGAGCGGTTTGAGCATCCTCTATCGGCTTAAAGCGGTCATTCCGGCGTCATTAGCACGGCCAGAGTCATTTTGATAAATTCTTCATTTTTGTCGATTGCCCAGAGCGCACCGCGGACGTTCTCGGCGACATCGGCGGATCCGCGCTGTTCCACCCAGTTCGACAGCTCCATGATGGCGGCTTCGAGGGCGAGCTGGTTTTCGTTGATCTTGAAGAGCAGGGAAGGGAGCAGGTCGGAGTTGGGCAT